TAGTGAAAGGTGAAGAAATTAAATCTAAAATTAGAGAGTTTGAAGTAACACTCTCTGAAAAAGGTTTCGGTTCTTCTGTACCCGGCTTTGAAGATATTTGCAGCCATATTTTGGATAATCTTTTATATCCGATTTCGGTACTTTCTCCGATAGAAGAAGTTTCTTATATACTAAATTCAGAACAAGACGCAGAAAAGGTTAAATCTGAAATTCGAAATTGTATTTATGGATTAATAGATAGGCTTCAAAGGAGTGAAGGATTAGTTCATGATCTGGAGAGGTTGAAAAATCCCGTCTGACTCTCACGAGCCGGACGAGATTGTGAGCGAGATAGTGTCCTAACTATCCTATTGCAAAGATAAGATTAATTTTATAAAATTAAAAGTAATGGATACGGAAGTTGTAAATGCGGCTCTTCAGACGGGAAGGGGTATTAGTGAGTTTGGAATGATGGCTATCACGGCAGGCTTTTTTCTTATATTATCCGCTTTAATGTGGATTGCTTGTTTTAGGTGGTTCATGAGTATTATTAATGGTATATTATCAGCTCAGGGGGCAAATTGGCAAGAATTAAAAAGACAAATGATTGAAAACAACCACATAATGACACGTATAGCCGAAGGATTACAACCGGAAACACAACTAAGAGTTAAAACTCTATCTAATCTTCTTTTTGATCTTTCGGTAGAAAAGGTGTGTCGTATTATAAAGAAGATAAGAGAAGAGAATCATATAGTAGATAAGGAAAATACCATTAAGAAGATACGGACTTTACTAACGAACATACACGAAGATCGTAATAGTAAACTTGATTGCTTTACCTATCATGGCAATAAATTGTCTGATTATACAGACAGGAAATGGATTGATCAAGTGGCAAAGGTGGTAGAGGCTGAAATATACAATGTAGAAGGTCCTAACAATGGGCGTGCCTATACAAACATTGAATCAGTTTATGCTAATATTAGATTAGAATTTTATCACAATTTAAACGAAAGATAATATGGCAAATGTTGAAAAACTGGCACCTCTTATCCTAAAGTGGGAGGGAGGTTTCGTAAATGATCCTGATGACTTGGGCGGAGATACGAATATGGGGGTAACCATCGGCACATGGAAGTCATGTGGCTACGACAAGGACGGTGACGGTGACATAGATGTAGATGACCTGCATTTGCTTACTCGAGAGGATGTCATTAACCGGGTACTCAAGCCGCATTACTGGGATAGGTGGAAGGCTGATTTGATACAGAATCAACCTTTAGCGAATATCCTTGTCGACTGGGTATGGGCTTCCGGTGCTCACGGAATCAAGATTCCGCAAAGGCTTCTTGGGGTTACTGTGGATGGGATTGTTGGCCCTAAAACGATTGCTGCCGTTAATTCACGTAATCCTCGTGAATTGTTTGATATGATTAAGATTGCACGGTTTGACTTCATCGAGGAAATTTGTCGTAAGCGCCCGGCTAACAACAAGTTCAAGAGAGGCTGGTTAAATCGAATCAATGATTTCATCTTTGAGCTATAATATAACGGCAATGTACTATCACAGCGGAAGGCCGTTCAAAAGAGTTTATATGAACCTTATAGTAACACTAATAAAAAGAAAATGTTCATGAGTAATCTTAGAGAAATGATTAGACTTTCAATAATAGGCTTTATTGCCTTGCTTGTGATGGGAATTGTGATGTCGCTTTATTCCTGTGGAAGTCATAAGTCTACCACAAGCCAGGAAACATCTATTCAGAGAAAAGATAGTACCGGAATGGCTGTTGATTTTGGATTTACCAATAAGCAGGATATATCCAACTTCTTGCATTCTACTATGAATAGGAAAATAAACTGGAAGCTGTATGATACCAGTAAGCCGGTTAATCTGGATACAGGTAGATATCCGTTGCTGGCCGAAGGTAATACTGAAGAAAACAATCAGATTGATCAAAATACCAATATCGCATTGTCGGATAGTACTGCATTGAAATCGGATAGCTCATCGTCTTCCTGGAGTCAGGAAAACGATAGGCAAGAACAGGAGAAGCAGAAAGACGAAACGACAGTACCTAAACAGATTTCCGGTGTAATATGGGCGTCGGCTACATTGTTGCTATTGATGATTGCAGCATGGATAATCTATAAAACAAGGAAAGGAGGTTGATATGATTTAACTCATTGATTATTAGAGATGAGTAGAAGCATCTCGCAGTACATTAACAAATACTCTCTTTCCGGGGCTTAGAGATAAAAGAAAGCCCCCAACGCTCGCGTTTTACACCACATAAAACAATGATTAAGCATAAGGAATGCACGTTGGAGGCTTATAATACCTTTAACGCTATTCCTTATGCTTTGTTCATATATACAATGTTTTATGTGGTAAGGCAAAGGTAAACATAAAAATGGAAATTCTATGTGTAAATCTGAAATCTTTGCTGAAATATTGGAAATAGTCTCTCAAGAAACGGAGATATCCGTCGAACGAATACTTTCCTCTGATAAAGATACTGAAACCGTTGATGCACGCTATTTGCTGGTTCACATCCTTTCAGAAATGGGATTCTACCCTGTTCAAACATCTATTCATTTACATAAGACCAAAAGAACCATAAACTATATTATATCCAATTTTCAGGAGCGACTGGATAGTGGGAAAATGATGAGAATATATTTGGAAAACATAAAGAAACATCTTGGAAATAACTGATTTCAAGGGTCTTGTCATATAGGTACTTTTGCTTCACGGTCATATGGCCGGAACTAATAGTATATATTATGAGCGAAACAAAAACTTATGTGTTTCCGGAAAGTGGAAACAGCGGAGGAAGTGGAATGATGGCGATGCTTGCTCCTCTTCTTCAAAAAAATGGACTTGATCCTAATTTATTACTAGCTATGAACAACCGTGGAAATGGCGGGTTTGGTGGCGACGGTTCTTCTTTTTTGTGGATTATCTTCCTGTTCTTTTTGTTCCCATTGATGGGACGCGGAGGCTGGGGTAACGGCTTTGGTGGTGGTAATGATGGCGGTGTACCTGCTAATGCTGGTCTCGCTGGCCTTATTAACAATGACAATGGTCGCGAACTGTTGATGCAAGCTATTACAGGAAACGGACAAGCTATCAATAACTTGGCTACAAACTTAAACTGTTCTGTTGGTCAGATTCAACAGGCTATTAATGGCGTAAGCTCCAAAGTAGCAGAAGTGGGTTGTCAGGTAGGTATGAGTTCTCAGCAGATTATCAACTCAATTCAGGCGGGAAATTGTCAAATTGCTAGCCAGATGGCTAGTTGTTGCTGCGACATCAAGACAGCTATTCAGCAGCAAGGTTATGAAAATCAATTGGCAACTTTGAATCAGACTACCACTTTGACTAATCAGTCAAATAGTCAGTTTAATATTCTTGGCGCCAAGATTGATGCTCAGACCCAAATCATCAACGACAAGTTCTGTCAACTTGAAATGCGTGAGATGCAAAACAAGATTGATACACTTCGTGGTGAAAAAGCCGCATTGGAATCTGCTGCTTTAACTCAAGCTCAGACTGCCAATATTATCAATCAGCTTAAGCCGTGTCCTTCTCCGGCATATTTTGTGCCAAACCCAAACTGTTGCTATGGTAATCCTACTGTAGTTTTCAATGAAGGAACTGGTTACAATAACGGCTGTGGCTGTTAATTAAAGAAAGGAGGAATTTATGCCTACTATTGTAAATGGCGTTCCTGTTGTAAGACGGATCGTAGTGCCAAAGATTGATTTGAATGGTATTCCTGTAATTGAAACTACAGGATATGTAGAAACAACCAATGATGTGGCTACTGTGGATTATGGTATTAATCCATGTATTTGGAGAGCGTTACCGACTCGTGGTGTAGTCGTGTGGAAAGTAAGACATCCTGTTACGACAACAGGTGCCACGCTTCCTGTAAATGTTGTAATTCCGACTTCAACAAGTAACTCGACTGTCATATCAGACAATTCAAGTCTAGGAACGAATAAAATTCCTGTAATTGACAATAAATCCACGCAAGTCTTAGGGCATGATGTGACAGTGCCTTCAGGGACTGCTGCGCCTGCTCCGCAAGTACAAGCTGGTTATACTACAGAGCATTGGGTATATATTGACAAATGTTGTGGTATATTCAGGCTTATGGGAGTTACAGCAATTAACAGCCCGGCAGAAGCGGCCGCACCTGCAGAAAATGTACAGGTTGCATCAGCTAATAAAAAATAATTAAAAACAACTATTATGTTTCAGAGTCTAAGACAATCCAATCTATTTTATATCCTTCAAAAAGGTGAGACTCCTGCATTGAAAGTGGGGCAAGTTGTTTCTGTAAGCAATCCTCAACCTAAATATGGGCAATATGTTCCTGGTCAAGCTTTTGGGCAAAATATGGAAACTGTTGTTGATGTGACGGTTAAGGTCGGTGAAGAAACAATGGAATTTAAACAGCTTCCAGCCAATCTTTCTATTGCGAATTTTGGCCAAAATGGCGTTGTGGTATCTGAAAGTAGAGAAGCTATGAACGCTGAGGTAGAGTCTATGTTAAGAACCAGTAATCAAGTTATAGAAAGTGTTCCTTTCCATAAAAATGTAATTTCTTCTTGTGACGGTATTCTACGGGATTTGAATCCTCAATTTGCTAAAGAAAAGGAGCAAGAGGAGAAAATCGGTGCCCTTGAGCAGAAAGTGTGTGGCGTTGAGAGTACTCTCACGGATATAAAAGATATGCTTTCTAAGGCTTTGGGAGGTAGTAACAACAATTCTAAAAAACAATAAGTATGATGATGATTGAAATTTCCGAGAGCAAGGTCGAGAAAATGTCCGACTATGCGGAAAAGATGCTTCGTTATGGTGGTAAGCTTATGCAGTGCCTGGAAGAGATTTCCGGCGGTGAAGAAATGGGCGAGCGCTGGGATGAAGATCGCAGATATGACGATGACCGCTATTTCGACGAAGAAAATATGGGCGAACGCGGCGGCTATGGCCGTGGTGGCAGTTCAAGCCGTGGTGGCAGTGGCATGGGCGAAAGACGTGGTGTTAGAGGCACCGGACGTTATTCCCGTTATCGTTAAGTGTAACCATGAGGAGTCGCATTATGTGGCTCCTCTATAATACTTTATATTATGAGAAGAGAATCCCTGGATATATATGACGAGCGTCCCAGAGAAATGAAAGCATACCTGTCGAATTTTGGTTGGCATTTCAATAAAAAGATGTGTGATTTTGCTGTTTCATTAATGAAAAAAGTAAATTCAGCTACAAACAAAAAAGAACGTATTGATCCGATAACAAAGGATAAGGTAGATGAATTGCTCACTCGTTATGGTATAAAGCTTGATAATAATGCCTTGTATGATTATATCTATGTGGCAAACATGTGCAAAGCTGATTTTTTGAAATCCTCCGTGCCGGACGAACAGCACCTTGCTTTATACATTAAAGACACGATAGATGATCCGGATGCTCCAGACGGCACAACAATGCGTCGTTGGTATGCAACTATGATTGCGGCAGGGGAACCGATTGAGTGGGATGAAATGTTGTAGATATGATAAAGCAGCAGTTTACTTTACCCAAATATGAGTGGCATTGCTCTGTTTATTATGCGGTTGATTGCTACTATGTAACAGAAATCCTAGCAGAAATGCATGGCATTGGATGCGATGGAACTATGTTGCGTACAGCCTATGAAAACATGAGCTCCGGAAAAATGAATACTGGTGTCACGTACTCTAATTTTGGAAACCGGAAAACGGTGATGGTTATTGCATTGACTTCATCTGCAAAGGAATTTGCCAAGTCTTGGCGTCACGAGTGCGGCCACATGGCAACACATATTTGCCAGGCATTAGACATTACTCCATATGGTGAAGAGATACAATATATTGGCGATGACATAATAGAAGCTATGTGGGAGTATGCGCATCCTCTGTTGTGTGAATGTGACTGCTGCAAACATAAGGTAAAAGAAATGATATGAAAAAGAAACAGATACAAAAAGCGATGAAGAGCGACACGCCTATTAATAGCATGTACGCTCTCATTCCAGAAAAGAGGCGTGAAGCGTTTAAACGTTTTGCTGCCTGTTTTGGTTTTACCGAAGAAAATATCAAGTCCATTTTGGCAAATGAGAAACGATAAATTAGATATATTGCTCCAGCAAGTTGATGATATACCTCATTGGCTGTTTTGCAAAGTGTTGACCGCACTTCAATGGAACGTCTATTAAACAGGGTGTCTGGCGTGTTAACCCGGATAATTCCTTTTTGTTGTGGATAAGAATAATTTCTTATTGCCTAGATTTATTGTTTGGATGAGGCTTACACGTGCATGTGGAAAGCATTATTACTTCTTCTCATTGAATTTATTAACATAATCTATAACCTTTCTATTTGCTTCATCTACTTTTTTATAGTCAAAATTGATATAGATCGAAGTAACGGCTGATCCTATGTTGTGACCTAGGGCAGCTGAAATGGTTTCTTTGGGAATGTCTAATTCAGCCGCAATGGTTGCCCATGTATGGCGGGACCAATAGCTGGATAAGTCAGGAAATAATGGTTTCCTAATTTTCTTTCCTCCTAATCCCTTTCGCTCTGTTTCCCCAATTTGTTTTAAGCTGTTTCCCATTCTATGGAGAAAGTCTTTGTAATTCTGATAATCATCACATATGCTAAGAAGATAGTTGTTACCTTTATATTGTTTGATAATCTTCATGGCTTCGGGCTCGACTTTAATACTGTATAATTTGCCGGTTTTGGCACGTTTGTATTCAATACGTTCATGATTAAGGGAATTAGGCTTTGCATTAAATAAATCAGCAGCATTTATTCCGATAAGATAAAACATGAGCATAAACATATCTCTGTATTTCTTTTGATACTCTTCACAAGGATAGTCTCTAAGCATCACAAGCTGTTCGATTGTTAAGGATCGCTTTCTGGTCTCCTCTTTCTTTATTCTGAATTTACGGAATGGATATAAAGACGTGATTTCTTCATCTATTGCATAGTTAAATACAGCACGTATATTTCTGAAGTGAATGGCATATGCATTTATTTTCATTGATTTGGCCATCCATTCTTCAAACGATTTTAACCATTTATAATCAATAGACTCAAAGGTACATTTCGGATCGAATACTGATATTTTGTTTCTGGTAGTTTGATAGAGGGATTTTGTTCCAACGTTTTTCTTTAGATCGACAAATTGATCAAAGTAATACAAAAAGTTCTTTTCTGCACTTTGTCTATTGTTTATGGCTTCTTCTATTTGTTCTTTCAGTTTTTTATCTGTGGTCAATTTTAATTTTCCACTTTCTTCAAGGATGAGAATCAACGTCTCGACTTTGTTTTTGATATTCCGAATTGCTATATTCTTAGGTTTATAATTCTTTTCTTGCTTATTGTACTCTTTTCCATCCCATGTTTCAGGCGTAGCTGTAAATTCTGTACTGATCATAAACTGTTTATTATGTCGTATATTCAATTTTATGGGGTAGGTTCCATCCTTCTTTTGTCTTCTAGTGTCAAGGTAGTAATTTACTGTTGCCATAATCTGATTATTTAGGTTGATAGAAAATTTGCATTAAATTTGCATCACAAATATACTTCTAAACCCCTTAAAACCCCTTAAAACCGATATGTTGTTCAGCATAAGACAAGAAAAAAGGCAGCTACTTTTAATGTAACTGCCTGATTTTCAGAAGAGCGGAAGACGGGGCTCAAACCCGCGACCCTCAGCTTGGAAGGCTGTTTTGTGCGTTTGTTAATTAATTGATTATTATCAAGTTGTTTCTTACTTTGTTTTTATTTGCATTTTATTTGCATCGTTTTGTTGATTTAATAAAAGATATTATACCTTTTTTAATATCTTCATTTGGTATGTTTTGTTTTTTTGGGGTATTTCATCATTGACTAGTTTTTTAAGATACTCAAGTTGTTTTTGCGTGTCCTCTAAAATAACAGCAGCTTTTTTTAAATCTTTTCTTTGAATAGCACATGATTCAGAAAGGAGCAGTAGTTGCTCCATTATCAGATTATAATCTCTTTCCATAGTCAATGAAGTTTGGGTTAAACATTATAAATAAGATAGCATAGATATATTAAACATTTTTGATCTTAAAATGTTTATCGTGACAATATGTTTGTAAACATAGCTTTTAAACTGCTTCTTGACTTATTGCCTTAATTCCATTTTGAAGATCTTTATCAATGTCTTTCACTTTATCAAGTGCATTTTTAAGAATTTCTTCATATATAACTTTAGTTGCTTTGTATAGGCGCTGCCAATATTCTGCGCTTTCAGGAGAGGGGATGTCACTTGTGTTATTCTGATTATTTTCGGAATTTAATGTGGTATTCTCATCATTAAACATATTGCCTCTGCCAGTAAGAATATAATTGGCATTAACATTGGGATTTAATTCACATAAAGATGATATATATTCAATCGAAGCATTTTGTTTGCCTGTCCTTACATGAGAAAATGCACTTTTTTTAATATTTGCAATTTCGTAAAAATCTTTATCACAAGAATAAATCTTACTAATAATCTCTAAGAACCTATTATTAATACCTTTTCTACTTTCTAACTGTTGGCTTTCTGTGACATTAGGCAAGTCTATACTATTGTTTCCTGTTAAAATGTAATTTTTATCAGCATTGAATGTATCACAAAAAGCATCTAAGTACTTTTTGGATATGCTTTGAACTCCATTTTTAATTCTGCTGTAAGTAACCTGTTTAAAGAAAGGAATAGCTTTCTCAATTCTATATCCATTGAGATTCATCATTTCAACAGTTTCGATAAAACGTTTATCAATGTTTAAGTCTTTCATATCTTTTAAATATATTATAATACTGTCATGAAAATGATAGTATGTTGTTCTCTATAAAGCTGCGTCCGCTACTTGATATTGTTCATTTATTAATTAAAATATTTTTTCATTTGAGATTTATATTGGTCGCAGGAATATAAACAATCTATATAGTTGTATATAAGGATGTTATGCGATATTATGTTTTAAAACATATTATTTACTTTCATTTTTATGAAAGCAAATTTGCTTTCGTAAAAATGAAAGTATATATTTGCACCACAATTAGACCGTGGCAATACCAGCGGTATAACAAAGTACAATATACAAAGATAGAAATAAAAACATAAAATCAAAAAGTATATGGCTCTAATTAAAGATTCGGTAAAAGTGGCGGAGGTTGTGAAGAAGGTATCTCCGATTGAGACTTTAAGAAAAATCAAAGTAGGCGATAAAAGGTTGGTCCGCCAACGTGATATTGATGCAGCAGTAGTTAGATCTACCGTCTGTAAACTAAATAGCACGGGCTGTAAATATGATCTAAAAGCTCATATTGAAGGTACGGTTGTCAAACGATTAAAATAGTTGCGTTATGGGAAGACAAAAAATCGTAGGTAAGGTGGAAATGACTCCTAAGGTTTGGCTATCCTCCAAAGAAGCGATGGCGTATTTGGGATGTGGATTAGATCTTTTAAAATCTCTTAGAGATGAGGCTCAAATATCATTTTCCCAATACAAGAGGAAAATATGGTATAATCTCAAAAGTATAGATCGTTTTTTGGAGAAGAATAAGGTAGTATAAATCTTTTTTTATAATTGTTCGTACCAAGGAGTATGGTTTGTGAAAATAGTGCTCCTTTTTAATAGTATTAATAACAAAGCTCTAAGGCTTTATAATGATATATAAGTTATGAAAGCATTAACATTTATTTTTTCTTGCTTTTTTCTTTTATGCTCAATCTGCATGCTTGGATCGGCAGTAGTAAAAGATAGCCCAATGTATTGGTATGGAGTATTTTTTTTGTCGATTATAGTTCTGGTGGCTATAACCATGGTTAAGGTTACCTATTGTGAGTTGCGTGAATAAAGGAGAGTCTATTGATAAAATAACTATTCCTTATATATACGTTCTATTTCACTTATTACATATTAGTGGTCGAAAGATAGATGTTGATATTATTGAAAGTATAACGCTTTGTGGATCATTGAAATTGATAAAGAAAAAGATTATTAATGCATTCTCAACAATGAAAGACAAGCTAATACCCGTTGAATTAAAAAATAGAATACATATTATGACACTTTCAGAGATGCTGGAGATTGATAATAAAAATAAGATTAGCCAAAGACATGATAATGAAGAACATCGTTTACAGGTTTCATGTGTGCGTTGGTTTCGTATGCAATATCCGAATTTGAAGAATGTTTTGTTTGCTGTTCCCAATGCAGCAAGAAGATCTCAAAGGATGGGAGTATATATGAAAGAAGAAGGAATGCTACCTGGGGTTGCCGATCTTATTCTGCTGAAAAATAATCATTCTTATAATACATTGTGTATTGAAATGAAAACGAGTCAAGGTGTTCAATCTTATACACAAAAAAAATGGCAGATGTCAGTAGAAGATAATGGTAATAAATATGTTGTATGTCGCTCTTTAGAGAATTTTATTCAAGAGATTAATGATTATTTGATGACAGATAAGCGATGAGTGTAAAAAAACAAATTATTACGATTTCTCCTCCAATGTTTATTGAGGAAACAGGGGGAAAGGAACAATTGACTAGTTTAAATCATACTTGTAGCCGTTGTGGTGGAAATGGGTGGTTTTGGGGATTGGATGGAAAAGATCGTCTTAAGATTAATTGCCCAGTATGTAAAGGAAGTGGTTGTTTGGATGCTGTCATAGCAATAGAATGGAAAGCTTCTAATAATAAGAATAGATAATTAGAATGATCCTCATTATAAACCTTCATAGTAATACAATAAAATAAAGAAATGATGAAGAAAATAGCTGTCGCCAATGATGGAAAAGAGTTTTGTCAAAAGAAGAGTGTGAAATAAAAGAATAAATTATAGAAATGGAAGCCATTGTAATAACACACGCATCCCAGCAACCTTATATCGGTATTTGCCGACATTTTGGTGGCATCTCTATCAATGGTATACAATTCTGGCATATTCCATCCCGGGACATACTGATACGCCATGATTGGGTAAAATGCTACAACTCAATGCCCTTCGAGGCTTTCATTAAAGCTGTAGAAACAGGAGTGAAACCGGAACCGGCAAAGAGGAGAAAAAAGAATAAAGATGAGCTACCAAGTTTATTTTAATATAATCAAATATGAAACAGACATTAGAAGAAGCAAAACGTGAATATATCGAGAAACATGTCTCTCGTAATGAATATGCTTCCTTCGGAGCAGCCTTCGAAGCCGGTGTAAAATGGAAATCCGAACAATCTCCGTGGATAAAAGCTAAAGACCAACTACCAGACGTAGATGAAAACGATATATCAGAGCAGAGCGAACCTGTATTAGTCATACTTTCCGCTAAAGGGTATTATGAACCCGAAATATTGGTTTATAATAAATATTATCACGTATGGGATACAGCGGACGCAGATGATTACAGTTGCAATATCTCTGATAATGATATGTGGATGCCAATACCGAAGTTTAACGAATAAAACTAATCAATATGAAAATAGAGACTAAATTTAATATTGGTGACAAGCTCAAGTTTACTAAGGATGGAGACCTGTTAGAGGCAGAAGTAATTGCCGTAGAGACTTTAAACAAGTCGGACGTATCGTTTATAACTTATGTTGTTATGACTAAAGATGGAAGGTTCTTCCGAAGGTATGAATATGAATTGAACGATTTAACTTCATAAAAATCAAAAGATGAATATCAATAAACTAAGAAAAAGGAATTTCAATTATCATCGTAAGCAAAGGCGAAATCGGTATTTAGCAGCTTATAAGGAATTGAAGCATGAGATAGAAAAAGAGTCTAAAAGAGGCAAATTGAGCATTCGTTTTCGTGGCAATTTTAACTATGAATACGCAGTGGCAGCAAGATTGTTTTTTAGTAAGAATAAGGATTTCTATGTCAGAGTGAAATTAGAAGAAACAGAGTGGAATAACGAGTTTACAGTTAAAGAAATATTGATTAGTTGGGATATTAATGATGAGCCAGTGTATGATGAGTCAATAGCTTTTAATATTGATTCAGATGATGAAGAAGATTAACTAATAAAATACAGAAATGATAAAAGTAAGAATTGTACAAGCAACTATCGGATACTACGAAGTAGAAGTAAAACGAGCATGGTATTTGCCATGGGCTACCGTGTATGATGGGTGCCTGCCTTGGCGTGGTTCTGCAAAGCAAGCGCAAGAACTGAAAGTAAAATTATTATTAAGATATTCATAACCAAAGAATTATGAACAGAAAAGAAAGACAAGAGGCGAGAGCCGACAGGTACAGAGAGCTTGCAATAAAAAGCAGTGTTGAATCAGATGTAGCTTGCAGACAATCAAGTGAGATGGCAAGTATTATTCCAATGGGACAACCTATTCACGGACTGGCAGACCGTAAATATCGTGAGAAAATAGGTGCAAAAATGGATAAAAGTATCGAGCTTTCTCGTAAAGCCGAGTACTTTAAACAGAAGGCCGCAGCGGCAGAAAGCAATGATGCAGTCTATCTTGGCGATGATGATGCTGTAGAACGTTTGGAGTCGAAATTAGCAGATCTGGAAAAAAAGCAGGAAACGATGAAAGAAACCAATAAGATCATCCGGTCAAAGAAGTTATCTGATATTGAAAAGCATGATAGGTTAATTGAATTGGGGTACTCTGAAAATGGTGTTAGGGAAGCCTTTACTCCTAATTCCATGGGAGAAATTGGCTTTCCAAGCTGTTCCATTACCAACAATGGGGCCAATATTCGCAGAGTTAAATGCCAGTTGGAGAAAGCCATGCAGATGAAAGTTACTGAGGATAAAGAGTATAAGATAGGCAACGTTCGTGTAGTTGAAAACTATCAAGAAAATCGACTGCAATTATTCTTTCCTGGAAAGCCTGATGAGAATGTCAGAACTCAACTAAAATACAACGGTTTTCGATGGTCACGCTTTAACGGCTGTTGGCAGTCTTACCTCAAACGCTGGCAAATAGAGCGGGCGAAAGAAATCATAGGAGGTTGATCTATGAATGTTATTCAGTCTGTGCCCCGTCAGGACTGCAAGGTATTTGCGAAATGTGGAGTAAAATCCCTTTCGCATTGCCGCAGGTATCGAGGAAATGATGAAGAGTGCAAGAAATGCACTCTCATCCGTCGTAAGCCTCATAATCGTAAGTTTGATGCAAACGGTAGGGAGATGAAGAAATGTACCCTGTGTGGGCATTATTTCTACTTGTACAGGTTCTATGATCGAGTAATTCATCATGGAGATAAGACGTATCGCTGTAAATGTTCCCGGTGCCGTATGTGTATGTCAAAAATCAATAGTGATAGAGCTAAGAATAAAAGAAATAAGATACAATGAGCATAGCAGTAAATGTCAACGGTAAAGATTACTATGACAAAGAAGAAGCCCGTGCAGCTTGGTTTGAAGAGTGGTTAATGAAACAGAACTTTGAACAGGATCTTATTGATCGTGAGAATGAACTTGAATACCGGAGAACTCATCCGGATTGGAATATTCCTTATGTAATGTATGGTATCCGGAAAAAGCATAAGCAAATTAAATATGAGCAAAATTGATAGATTAATTCAGCTCGTCTCTGATGCAGACGAAGCATATAAACAGTCAGTCATTAATATCCTGAATGAAATAGCTCCAGGGTTGGACATGGAATCTAGGCAGGAAATTGCTAAGAAGATCTGCTGGGATAAACACGGAAGTGGAAGCCCCGATGAGATAATATTAATGTATGATGGTAGAGCTTTCGACAATCCGGCTTTAGTCGATATTCTCACCGAACGCATTCAGAGAACGAGAAAAGAAAACAAAGAACTGGAACCGGATATTGATAAACGCTATTGGTGTGAAACGTGTGGATCGCATTCACATGAAACAAACCCTGATACTGGGTATTGCTTCAATTGCAATACTGATAATTGGGAACCGGAAAGTTATAGAGATGTAATGTGATTCAAAGTAATAAAAATATGAAGCATGAAACGTTCAGCCGGGCAAGACTGGAGATACTGAATTATGTAATAACCTTCTGCACCAATACCCTGTATGATGGCAAATACTTTCCTCCTTTTAGTGAAGGTAGTGGTTTTGAATCTGTAAAGATAGGGGGTGCACCTCCGATTGGAAGCCTTGTACGACTTATGGCAGCGCCAACTACTAAATGGTATTTATCGTGGGTTGTCGATGTTAAAGAGGAAGCTGGTAAATACACTAAGTGTCTTCTAAAAAGCATAGAAGATGGAAGCTTGTCATGGTGGGAAAATGTAGGATATTATAACATACCTTTAGAACTGTCAGACAAATTTCCATCATGGAAATACAATGATGAACAATTTTCTTTTTGGGACAAATGGAACAAGGCTAATAAATGGGAAAACACCTATGTCCTCAGACCAATGCGCCCAATTTTTGAATCCGAAAAAGTAACTCTTGAGCTTAGAAAGATACACAGCAATGATATAATAGGATCAAAAACTTTCCCATTCTGGAAAAAACTGACAATTCGAGAAATGAGAGAGTTTATTCGTGAAACATTAAAAACTAATAAGATATGAAGAGAAGAATCCAAAAAAAAATGATGAAAAATCCGGGTAGGTATAAATTGCACCAGTATTTGAAATATGCTCATCAATGGTCAAGTACTATCGATTATAAGTGCCGTTTATACCTGATATTAGAGAGTGGTAAGATAATTAGAATCGAAAATTAAATGGAACTGAGTTATTTTCTTTCTCAAAAGTATAAAGAAAGGAACAAGAATATGGAAAAATTAAAATCAGACATTGAAATAATTGATTTTCTCAATCGTTTAGACTGGATTACAGAAGTAATCGTACATCCCGGTGAAATTATTGGGAAAATAAATCAAGGGATGACAACTATCAATAGAAAAGATTTAAACCAATTAAACGCCCTTATTGATAGTTATTATTACATAATGTTTCAAAGTAGACTAATTTGTATCGAACGATTTAATGTATAACTAAGTAGAAATGAAAGCAATAACAATAAGACAACCGTGGGCATCCTTGATAGTCCACGGTATCAAGGACATTGAGAACCGGAGTTGGCAAACCAATTTTCGTGGGCGTGTTCTCATTCATGCCGCTGGTTCTCATGGTAGAAAGTTTAGTGTGAATTTGACCGATGCACAGACAAAAGCTTCATTTGCTACGATAGCTAAAGAAACTATGTTTGGAAATATGCCTTTTGGCTCTATCATTGGCAGCGTAGAAATAGTAGGCTGTGTTATCAATCATCCGTCAATATGGGCAGAGAAGACAGAGAACTACACCGTAGGCATGAATCCAAAACTACACGAGGATATTACAGGCAAGAAGGTTGTCTATAACTGGGTACTTGCCAATCCTATTCTTTTCCCTGAACCGATACCAGCTAAAGGGAAACTCTCATTTTGGGAATATGATAGAATCCAACAGCCGCAATCCGATGGCGACCACAAGATTTGTATGTGTCGTATATGCGTTGATGAAAAAGTTCAGGTGATGAGTATGGGGAATTATTTCGTATGTAAATATTGCGGTGGACGCTGGTACAAATAAATTCAAAATCGATGTAGGAATGAATAAAAATGTATCTAAATATGCTTCTGAGCATTGGAGCAATAGCGATTATAAGGTAAGAGTCGAAATAGCTCATCAAAAAAGTGTATGTGTAGCTACCTCTGTTGTAAGAAAGGCTGTATTGGAAACCTTTGAAAAGGCTTTCTATCTTGCTGGGGAAGAGATGAAACAGAAAGCTATTGAATCTTATATAGAAAACTGTGAGTACAAATCAGATTGGTGCTGCGATTGCGCAGATGTGTGCATAGGTAGGGATTGCCCTACTGTGAAACAATTTATCGAAAAACTTAATTCGTAACTAGATATGAACAGAATACAGAAATTAGAAGCTGAAATACAGAAGCTAAAGAAACAGGAAGCCGATAAGAAAAAGGCAAAATATCAATATCTCGTTGGAAAGTGTATTCATATGGCGCATACTTCTTACGAAAAAATCACAGCGATAGTTAGGGTAAATACTGATGAAATCGGCGATGAAGTGGTATTTGATTGCATACATGTATATTTTGACAATAGAGAAGATGTAAGTAATAGTGATTCAAGCATCCAACTTGCATCTTACTCAAGTGAATACGTGGAACGGATTGAGAAAAATATTATAAGTCAAGAAGTTTTTGACAAGGCTATGGATGATTGTTTTGCGCATATTAAAAGAATGTCTATTAACGTGTAACAAGAATAAAATGAAAGCAATTAACGACTTTTTATTAGGACTATTCACGGGTAATGATGAATCGAGACCTGTATTGATGTTTCCGAACTTAAAAGACGGCATAGTTTGTGCATCTGACGGACATGTGCTGATATCTATACCTGAAGATGAATTAACTATAAAGTATAACTCGGTCGAAAAGTATCCGAATGGGAATAAGATCATTTCTGATATGGAGTCAGAAACGCTTCGAAGTATTAAGATTGACATTGAAACCTTAGCAAAGGAACTGACAAAATGTAGATTTGAAGCGGACAAATTGATTCTTAAATGCAAAGAATGTGATGGAACTGGAAACGTAGAATGGGAATACGAAGATAAAGAACGTAATGATCATTACAGAACTGATGATTGTCCATTGTGTGATGGTACAGGAAAAGACGAACAAAATAATCCATTTCCAAAGATTATCGTATCAACATTTGACAAAGAGGAGAACGTTATCCAGATTTCCATAGGTGACTTACTTTTTCACCCATACCAAATTTATCGTTTGTTTATGGTGGCTGTATCTAAAGGTTACAAAGAGATTGAGATGTTTTACAACCCACATCAATACGGCCAAACATTGACATACTTCGGGAATGTAAAGGTACTTGTGATGGCAATGCTAAAGTCCAACAAATAAATAAGAAGATATGATTATATTTACTTTCAGAGATATTATAGCTGCAGTGATTCTAAGTATAAGTTTAATATGTTTTGGGTATGCAATATAGCAGATAAAATAGATCGTTGGAAGCGTAATAAAAAAAATGACTGAAATGATTTTTCCGCAGGAGAATAGAGATTTAAAACTTACCTGCACGCTATATATTGATATGTTTGCTAACTCTGTTCGCTATTCATTTAAGTTGATGCAGCGAGCGAAGGGCAAACGAAAATGGCAAGATATAAAAGGGTATGAACGTCTATATCGTGCAAACACAGATATGGATGATATTTTAAGATACCTTTCAAGAAGCCAAGTGATGGGATTAGCTGAATTAGAGTATAAAAAGTATGCTCCAGCAGAATGTTTGTTTAACGAATAACTTAATTAGATATGAACTATAAGATCAATTTAAACATCCTCCGTGATAGGGCATATAAAATCGCCTGTGAACATGGTTTTCACGATAAGGAATTGAGTAACGAACATTGCTTTTGTCTTGTAATTAGCGAGTTAATGGAAGCTGTGGAAGCAGACAGAAAAAGTAGACACTTTGATAAAGAAAAGTATAAGATCGGTGAATATACCGAGTGTCAAGGGTGGCTAACAAATGAAGAAAAGTTTATCAACGTATTCAATAGATATATCAAAGATACCATCGAGGATGAACTTGCCGATGCAGTTATTCGTCTATTTGACTTAGCAGGTCTGCGAAATATTTCTCTTGAAATTGCAACTAAAGATATAGGTGATTGCATCGATGATATGGCAGAATCCTGCAAAGACGAAACATTCACAGAGTCCATTTATGCCATATCTACACTTCCTGTGAGATATGATGGCTTATATGACTTCCATACTACCATTAACGATATGGTACTATCTATCTTCGGACTTGCCAAACATCTTGAGATTGACCTACTTTGGCATATTGAGCAGAAGATGAAGTATAATAAACTCCGTAATAAGATGCACGGGAAGAAGTATTAACCCTCATAACTAAAAAAACATGAATAAGCAGGAATTAATAAAGGAAGTTATCCGCCTTTCTTCGGAACTTGACCAGAAAGGAGAAGAACTTGCGTCTATTTGTGAAAAGGAAATCCAACCATTAATTAATGCGAAGAAGTATCAAGAAGCTAAGGAGCATGTATTTTCTTTCTACAAGAATTGTGTCGATAAAAATGGAAATAGTATATCAATCGAAAAAGATATGTTTCTGGCGAAGTTAAACCGCCTAATCAATAACCCTCAAAATTAATAAGTAATGAATATGGAAACAAAATTTAAAGTAGGTGATAGAGTGAGAATTTTAGATTGTCCGATTATGCCGGATATGGTAGGAAAAACGGGTATTATCAGACATAAGCAAGAGGATTTATATCGTGTAGAAGTCGATGGGAAAGTCATACCAGATTATGCTTTGGAAGCTGATTTAGAGTTGATGCAGACTAATCCTTTTGAGAACAGAAAGGAATAAGAATATGTACTACAAAATAGTAAATAAAGGCAGTTCTATCTATCAAAAGATGGTAGAGCAGCGTGAAAAGGAACTTAAAGCCAAAGAAGAAAACAAGAAACTTCTTCGACAGCATATTCCTTATGCTTATGAAAAGTTTTCAGGTTTTACAGATCAGGGAGCAAGGAGAGTTCCCATTCCGGTAGGCTTCTATTTTCTTAATCCGGAAGAAGTGGACTTGACTGTGTGGAAGGAAGACGCCAAGCGTAAAGGTTTGTTCTATCCATCTAAACGAACGAAAGCTGGAAAGGAAATGCAGAATTTCCTTAATTCTCTCAAATCATATTCAGCTTTCCGGCTTCTTGATGAGATAGGAATAGATTATTACGGTGAGTTCCACACACCTTTCTTAGAAATAGCAGGTGATGTCGTCGTTGTTTATTTGGACGATAAACATGAACCGAAAGACGAGAACTTTATTGAGATAACGAAGAAAGAGGCATTTGACCTACTTGGATTGACTAAATAAAAATAAATTATGATTGAAATAAAATTTAGAGCGAAAAATTTAAAAGGTGAATGGGAATACGGTTATTACCTTGAATTTGAATTGTGCGACGGAGAAGGGCGGTGTTCGTATATCAAGAAAGACGGATGTCAGCCTATTAAGGTTTTAAAAGAAACAGTAGGTCAGTTTACCGGATTACTTGACAAGAACCAATCGGAAGTTTACGACGGGGATATAATAAAAGCACCGTCCGGTAGAATATATCTTGTAATGTGGTCTACGTGGATACATCAGGAAAGGAGAGACAAGTGGACAGTAGACGAATATCAATTCACTGGCTGGTGTATAGGGTATGAAAGAAACAAACCGATTGACACTCTTGATTCCGAAGTTTTACAAGGTGAGGTGATAGGTAACGTCCACGATAACCCCGAATTAATTAACGAATAACTAGTAAATATGAAACAGACATTAGAAGAAGCAAAACGTGAATACATCGAGAAGTATGTCTCTCGTAATGAATATGCTTCCTTCGGAGCAGCCTTCGAAGCTGGTGCTGAATGGCATAAGAAACAATCCCCGTGGATAAGCGTAGAAGAGCAGTTACCAGAGGAAAATACAGGTGTCTTTTTTACTGTAGAATGGAAAGATTCTCATAAAGGATACTTTACTGGATTGTATTATGGGAATGGTCAATGGGAATCAGATCATCGAATATTCTTGCCAAACTCTCCTTTGAGTCGTATTACTCACTGGATGCCGATACCGAAGTTTAACGAATAAACCTAATATAAACGAATAAAAGAAAGAAAAAATCAAATGAAGACATTTTATAGGACAGCAAATAGGAATATTGTCCATCCTGAATTTGGGATAATACTAAAAGATGGAGACAGAGTGTTAACATCAGAAGCAAGAACAAATGACGAAGGAAAAGTTGTAGTCACTGTATTTAGCAAATATTGGTTTGATGTTCCCATCTCTGTTTTTAGAGAAGAACGCACAAAGGTATTTACTAACTCTTAATCTAAGTTTAACGAATAATGAGAAATGATGAAGAAAATAGCTATCGCAATATTTGTTATTGCATTTATTGGATGTATTTGGTTTGTAACCTTTTCCAATCAACAAACTTTAAAAGTGAGAGTGAATAAAGTCGATAAAATCGAAAAAGTATACGGCAGCAAAGAGGATATTAGCACTCAAATATACTATTTGCTATACACTGATAAAGGAACATTCCGCATCAACATTGATGGCATTTTAGCACATCCTGAATTTGCCGGAAAGATAGAAAAAGATTCTGTATATGAAATCTCTGTTTGTGGCGTGGATGTACCTTTTTGGGGAGCGTATAGGAATGTAGTTGATGTTAAATGAGTATCAATGAGTGAAACTTAATAATTAAATACCGCAATGAAGAAGTACCAATTTGAAGAAATAACATTCTGGCTTTCACTCATCGCATGTTTGTTGGCCTATGATGCAAAAATAGAATGGCTTGCCAAAATACTTGCTGTAACAAGCATTATCAATCTTGTATGTGCAATATTAATGGCTTGGATAGATGTGAGACGTCATAAATCTAGTCATAAAGATAAAACATGAAGTGCGATGTATGCAATGGGCATGGCTGGATCGAAAATAAAAGGTATTATCAGTATAGCAGTGCAGAAGCCTATAAACGTGGTATCCAACCGTCGACTAAATGCAAGCGATGTGGTGGTAGTGGTTTCATAATTGGGAACCTAAATGAAGCCCTTAATAAGCTGACTGTAGCGATTAATGATCGACGTGGGTTAACACTCAGAGAAACAAAAGAATTATTGATTTTCCTTAGAAATACTAATAAATGAATAATCGACAAGTATGCAGTGAATGTAAGTTGTTTGCCTATGAAGATTCATTCGGCAATGGATGGTGCGAATTCCATCAAAAGGAGGCTTTCTGTGAGAATGTAGCCTGTGAAGATGGAATAGAGATTATAGAGGGAAGTTCTTCCCTTGATATGAATATCAATAGTAACCTTTAAAACGATATAATCGCAGCATTGCAAGTCTTTTCCTCGGTCCCGACCGTCCAAGTACGTAAGGACTACATTAACCACTTCCGCCAAGAGAAGCCACTTGAAGGAATCTACTTCACCGGTTTCATGCGCGAAGTACTTGAAAAGCGATCCAGACGCAAGTCTGCAAACTATGCAGTAGTCTATGATGCCATTATGAAGCATATCGACCAATTTTCCAAGTTGTACGATTGCGACATTTTCACCAATTCGATTACTGAGGAATTTCTGGATGATTTCATAATTTACTTGGAGAACCAGAATTTAAGACATAATACAATTGTTGGGTATATCTTAAAGATACAGTCTATGGTACGAAAAGCAAGTCAATACAATTATGCAGTCGATTCAACCTATGATGAGATTGATATGCACCTAGAAGAGACGAATGCGGTGTTTCTTTCGATGAATGAGATCACAAGAATTTATTATTATAAGTTTGAGAAGCAGGACAAAAGAAAGGCAAAAGAACGCATAAGAGACTTATTTGTAGTTGGATGTCTTACGGCCTTAAGATACTCTGATTATTCATCCCTTACCAAAGATAATCTTCAGGATGGGTATATTATCAAACGGACGAAGAAAACCAATGTAGACGTAAAGGTTCCGGCTCATGACTATGTGAAAGAAATTTTCGAGAAATACAACGGTAGCATTCCTTGTGGCTTGTGCATTCAGTATTTCAATAAGTACCTGAAAGTAATAATGCGGGAGATAGGGCTGAACAGAACTTCTTCCGATATATACGGTTGACAAGTGAAGATACTGCCCGATCTATTTCGGGGGATATGTTTTTTAGAAAATAAGAGTGTAAATAATTTTTAATATAAAATGATTGGAAATATGAAAACATGGTTTGAGTGCAAGATCCGTTACGAAAAAGTGATGGCAAACGGTATGAACAAGAAAGTTACAGAGCCTTATTTGGTGAACGCACTCAGTTTCACGGAGGCTGAGGCTCGGATAATAGAAGAGATGATTCCTTTTATTTCAGGCGAATTTACAGTATTAGATATCAAACGTGCCAACTATAGCGAATTATTCCCCAGCGAAGAAGAGTCTGCGGATCGTTGGTTTAAATGTAAACTAGTCTTCATTACTCTGGACGAAAAGAGTGGAGCTGAAAAGAAAACATCCACTCAGGTATTGGTACAAGCTGCCGACCTGCGCGATGCTGTTAAGAAACTGGATGAAGGTATGAAGGGTACGATGGCGGATTATCAGATCGCTTTAGTATCCGAAACGCCCCTTATGAATGTATTCCCATATATTGTTCCGGATGAAGATGGAGCTACAGATAAAACGGGGAAAAATGCCGATTCTCCTGTAATCCGTAGTTTCCTTTGTTCCTTGCCTGATGGGTGTCGCACGTCTTTTAATATAGATGGCAAAAGCATTATCATTGATAAAACTGGTAAGGGAACTGTTGTTAGCCGAGAAGGCTGATTTATGACTCTAAACATTAATTGAACATATATGTCGGCAAAGACAGCAAAGGTGCTTAAATTGCAGAAAGAAGACTTGATACAATGCATCAATTGCATTAATTCTTCCGATCCGATAGGCTGGCCGAAGATTGTATGGTGCAGTATATTCAAATCGCACGCTTTTGTAGCGGAATCAAATCGTAAATGTAACTACTACCAAAGAAAATGTTTGATAAAGTAACCATAAAAGCAACGATAGACACTGCGGATATAGACACCGTTGTGTTAAGGAACTACCTGGAGCAATGTACTGAGGGAGATGAGATCTATTATAAATCTACCGCCTACGCCAACTTTGATGGGTGTTTTATTGAGATTCATGGTAGTTCCTTACGTTGTAAATGTTCGATTCATAAGTTATATACCAAAAGTAAAACAGGTAGGCTTGACAATAGCCGTCCACTAACTTTTGCAATAGCCGTAAGAACAATAAAAGAACTATTGCTGAGGCTTTGTGTAAGACCGGAGAATGCTGTGGTTGTCTATTACGAAGTAGGTCTTACAATGAAGCTCTCCCGTCCTGCTGATGAGTATATACGAATGATGAGGGATGCATCCGGCCGTTTACTTTGGAATGATGCTAATTATTCCGAGTACCGACAGGTAACTACCGAGAAAAGCAAATATTTCCGCAAAATCTTTAAGGCTTATGATAAGACCTTTGAGGCTGCTGAGAAAGGACATAATATTGGTAACAATATATTGCGGATTGAAACAATATACAGGCATCAATCTGTGCCTATGTCTGAGTTTATAAGTAGCCTGTTTCTGTCTAAGACAGGAAGGATATTTTATAGGAACTGGTCGGAAATTAGGTTTATTCGCGGATTATCCGCAGTCAAGGGCGTTAAGATCTCGCAGCTTGATAAGGCACGTGAAATAAACTGGATAGGTATATCCCGATATAAAGAAAAGTACAAGAAGATGTATCTTGATGGTATGCTGACTAAGAAACAGTGGGAGACGATCCGTAATTTTGCTCGTAGTTGGCCTGATGAGAAGTTCAAGTATGTTGAGGATATAAGTCCTCTTGAGACGGAATATAAGGATAAGCTTTTGTCCTATTTCCAGATAGGGAATACTACGCCTTTTAATATAACTTTGTAATATGTTGATAATCAGTGAATTACGAAAATATAAAAAAGCACCATATGGTGCGCTGTTAAAATGTTGATAATCAATAGTATATAATGAAAAAGTGTTGATTTTAACAGTTTTCGGCAACTTGTCCTATACTGCCCGAAGGGTAGTCGGGTAACCGACTTAAGGGGCAGATAAAAACAATAATATTAATATCAATAAAAAATAAAAGCTATGCCAACGAAAGAAATGAAATGTGAAGCTGAAGGTAAGATATTATATGAATTTACTCCTGTACGTGGAATAACTAAAGATGGCAAGGATTGGGAAAGGCGAGATTATGTTATGGAAACTTCAGAACGTTACCATAGCAAGATGCGTTTCTCAATGACAAGTTTTGAAGGTCCTGTAGACAGTCCTCTTTCTGTAGGTGATGTTATCAGGCTTCGATTTGTAGTAGAGGCTTTCCAGAAGGAAAATAAATGGTATAACAATGTCAAGGCTTTAAGTATAGAGAGATTATGAATAAAGAGACAAGGATTGATTGCCACGCATTTGCAAAGTGTGGCAATAAGTCTCTTGCACATTGTAGGAGATATAGGGATAAGGATCCGGAATGTAAGGGATGTGCCTTGTTGGTAAGGAGGGTTGCGAATAGGAAGTATGATTCAAATGGACGTGAAATGAAACGATGTATTCGCTGCCATAGATATTACTATTTGGATAAATTTTACGACTTCCGAATAAAGCGTGGAGGGAAGTTGTATAAATATAAGTCTTCAAGATGCCGTATGTGTGTTACACGGATAAATAACGAGAGGTATAAGACTAAAATGATAAAATCCCGCATAAAACTATAACGCTTTGTTCTGTGCTTTTTAAATAGCGGAATAATAGTTATCTTTATAAAGCAAAAATAATAGATTATGTTAAGACCAAAACAAGAAAATTTCTGCAACTATTACGTAGAATGTGGAAATCAATCAGAAGCTTACAGGAGAGCCTATCCGAGCTCATTGAAATGGAAGGATGAAACCGTGTGGAAACGTGCGTCCGAACTTTTAAAAAATGGGGAGGTTTTGGGTAGGGTAACAGAGCTCCAGACTGAGGCTAAACGGAAATCGGATATAAAAAAGGAAGATGCCATCCGAATACTTTCCAACATTGCCAATCTTAATATAAGGCAAATTGGAGATTCTGTTAGCGGTGAATTTATAATTAAGTCGCTTGATGAAATTCCCGATGAAGCTTTGTCATGTATCCAGTCAATCAAAAGCACTTCTCAAGGACTTGAAATTAAGTTTTATAGTAAGATTGAAGCACTGGGCCGTCTTAGCCGTATGCTTGGATGGGAAGCGAATACAGGTGATAACAATCTAAATATTCGGGTTATAGTTGGCGATGAGTGAACTGATCTTTTCATATAAGCTTTTTAATCCGCTATTCTGGCATATTCGTGATGCCATGCGTAATCCGGATATTCGCTATATATTCAATAGGGGCGGTTCTTCTTCAGGGAAATCGGTTTCTACTGCACAAGCAGTTGCTTTGTCGGTTTTTTCAGGTGAAGGGTCTGCGCTTGTTATCAGGAAAGTATCTACAAGTTTGAAAAATACTGTCTATGAAGAATTCAAGGTGCAAATCAGGAAACTTTGCCTGGCGAGGTACTTTACCTTTAAGGAAAACACAATTGTATGCTACAATGGGCTTAAAATAGATTTTACCGGTCTGGATGATCCGGAGAAGATAAAGAGTATAACCAATTACAGGTGGGTAGTTATGGAAGAGACTACCGACTTTGAATATGAAGATTTCACGCAAGTCCGTTTCCGCTTACGTGGTAAACCGGGCCTTCAAATTATCTGTAACTTTAATCCTACTTCTGAAGACTTATGGATCAAAACAAAAATCCTGGATACCTATAAATGGAATACTATGCCTTGCGATATGTTTGGCAAGGCTCGGAATTCAATAACCGGCAAACCGTTGGGGAAAGAGTATAGTACAATTACCTCTAAGCGAAGCAATGTATCACAGAATATATTTAATGAACGCACGGGTAAATCTGAAGAATACAAGCCTGATACATTAGAACTTCATTCTACATATAGGAATAATTTTTGGGTAGTCGGCTCTCCGGACGGGAAATATGGCTATTATGACAAACAGACCATTGCAAACTATCTTTGGTATAAGGATCATGATTATAACTTCTATAGGGTATATGCCTTGGGAGAGTGGGGAAGCATAAAGACGGGAGGTGAATTCCTGAATTCGTTTGATTCAAATCGCCATATTACGCAAGTTAAGTACAATAATGAATATCCTGTGCATATCTCCATAGACAATAATGTTCTTCCTTATATATCTATGACTTTCTATCAATATGAGGAAGATAGAAAGCAAATCCGCCAATTTCATGAAATATGTGCGGAAGATCCTTTTAATACTGTGACAAAAGCGGCAGAATTGGCGGTAGAATACTTAAAAACCTTATCGTATGATAATGTCCTCTATCTGTATGGCGATGCAAGCACAAAAGCGGGAAATACGATTGATGAAGAGAAAAGGTCTTTCCTGGATAAGTTCATTGAAACCTTGCAGAAGAACTATCAGGTTGAAGAACGCATTCCGGATAGCAATCCTAGCGTGGCGATGACCGGAGCGTTTGTAAACTATATATTGTCTAATGGTGGAGGCATGTCTTTTGTGGTGGATGATTCTTGCCGAAATTCAATCACGGATTATAATAACGCCAAAAAAGACGTAAATGGCGGTATGCTTAAGACAAAGGTAAAGAATAAGGCTACAGGACAATCATATGAGAAATATGGTCATATCTGTGATACTTTAAGATATGTCATATATCAGATATTTAAGAATGAATACATTGACTTCTCTTTGAGTCGTAAACGAAGTAGTGTAGGAGAGGATGAATTGATTCATTATAAGCCGGATTTTGAATTGCAAGGTGTACGTTTGTGCTACTTGCTTCCTCAAAGTGAGGGAAGGGCGGTTCTGCTCCGGTGCGTTATTAGTGAATATATTTATATTAAAGACATTCTATATACCACTATGTTTGATGATGAGGCTTTTATTAAAGGCATAAAAGATCATTCTCCTGAAAAGGTTATAGTTGAATGCAGCAACCAATACAAGCATTTTTTGTCCGACTTAAGAGGGCATAAAATGAATGTCTGGGGAATAAAAGACAATGCGAATGTGGATGAAAGAATAACGGCTTATATAAACTATTCCAAGAAGTGCTGCCGTTTTAATCCTGATTATAACTCTGGGCTTGGATATCATGACTTCATAAATGATCTCTTGGACTATCCTTCCAGTCGTAAATCTGCAATGAATGCTTTGTGTGCTTTGGTGTCTTACTGTATAAGATCGAAAATTTTTCCGCACAAAAGTGAACATAAATAGAAATAAATGGGGTATTTGTAAATATATAGAAAATAGCTATTGCTTTTGATATAGAAAAAAGTTAAGTTTGCATTGATAATTCATTGTCTCCGTGTGAAGCTGCACGGAACTTATATAGTACCTCGGTATTTATATGTACGTAAAGACTTAAGCATGGAGAGAATGATTATCTATACGGGTAATCATTCTTTTTTTATGGGAGCAAAAAGCTGGATTATTAATAAAATAAGCAAGAAACAATCTGTGCCGGTTCCGTTAGGAAATGTAAATCGGGTGGAAAAGGACGCAGCGGGAAATTATTGGTATCTCTCTGATCTGTTTGGTAAACGTTTCCGCTGGAAGGCTGATTATGACATGACTAATGACTCGGATAAGGCTGAGGCTTTACTTGCATGTACTCCTTTTTTTACGGTTGTTGACAAGATAGGTACGATGATGTCCCGTGGAGTTCCTTATGTAACGGATGCTCAGGGAAATGAAAAGAGTGAATATTCCGACATACGTGATTTGTTGAACCAACCTAATCCGTTACAAACCTTCTCATCTTTTATAAAGCAAGTTGAAATATCACTCAAGGCCTTTGGCTACTGCCCGATATCAGTCGTCCGGGCGGCACGCCGCAGTACACCTAAGGCAATGTGGGTATTGCCGGCTGAATTATTTCATCTGGAAGGGACAGGTAAGTTCTTCCGTCAGCATAAATTAGAAGAGGTGGTTTCCAGGGCATATATTGAATGGGGAGGAATTCAGTCCGAATTCCAGGATTATGAATACTTTATCATATATGATGCGCTTCTCTCTTTTAACAGTAATAGCGTTAATGCAGACATTGAATTTGAAACTGCTACTGATAGCCTTTCACAGCCTGTATCGAATTGGGTTGCTTCCATGTCCGCCAGCCATACATTATTAGTAAATGGTGGTCCGAAAGGAATATTATGCAATGACTATGATGATGAAATGGGAAATGTGGCCATGGAACCCGATGATGAAAAGGAAATTAAGGATAAGTTCAAGGAGAAATTCGGATTGGTAAATAAAGAATATCCTATTCTTGTTACCCGGAAGAAACTCAAATGGATTCCCCTTGATTATAACTCTTCCCAGTTAAAGCTGTTTGAAGAGGATGAAAGGTGTACGAAGAAAATAGCCAATGCAATCGGTGTTAATCCTTCTCTTTTTGATGATTCGAAATATGACAATCAGGCAGCTGCCATGACTTCCGCTTATCAGGATGTTGTTATTCCGGATTCTCGCAAAATTGCTCAATGCATTACTCGCTCTATATGTCCGGAGAATGTCTTGGTTAAGATAGACTTTACGGATGTTGAATGTCTGCAAGCGAATAAAAAGACTGAGGCGGATGCGATTGTCAAGGTAGCTGATGCACTTGAACGTCTTGAAAGGAGTCAGTATATAACGCATGATGAAGGTCGAATATGGCTTGCTCAATATATGGATATTGATCCGGATAAGCCCAAAGGGAATTTTACTTCATTAGGTACGACATCTGTGTGATAAATTAATAATGCAACGATTATGAAAGAAATGAAAAGCAAATATAGCGGTAAGATAGGAATGCAATATAAGTATTTTTCTATCAATTCCAAGGAAGCCCAGTATGATTCTGAAAAACGTATCATAACCGGTTATGCAGCTGTATTTGGAAATAAGGATAAGGCGGGTGATATCCTGGTTAAAGGATGCTTCTCCAAGAGTATTCAGGAGAGAGGACCGGAAAGTAATGCAAATGATAAGATTCTCCTTTTGTGGATGCATAATATGGATGAGCCGATTGGTTTCCCTACTCTTCTTAGAGAGGATGAAAAGGGACTTTATTTTGAGGCTTATGTGGATGAAATAGAGTTGGGAGATCGTGCAATAAAACAGCTGGAATCCGGAACACTTAACCAATTCTCAATAGGTTATCAGTATGTATGGGACAATTGCGAATGGGATGAAGAACGGCAGGCGCTTATAGTCAGGGAAGTAAAACTGCATGAATTCTCCGTTGTCTCTTTCGGTTGTAATGCAGAGACGGAATATCTGGGTTTGAAGTCTCAGGAAGATTACGATAAGGCATATAAGCAGCTTAACGATGAGATATCTTCCCTGTGTTCTAACATTGGTTCCGCTAAACAGCAAAAGATACAAAAAATAGTAGCAAAGGCAATGTCACTTGCTTCTTTCAGGCCGGAGCTTGGTCAAGCTGCACCTGAACAAGAAAGAGCCGACAAGTCAATGTTCAATAACTTTAAACTTAAAAAACAAGATTGATTATGAAATTGAATTTACTGGACCTTATCGACACTTCTGGCATGGCAGATGAAGATAAGAAGAAATGGGAAGATGTGGACCAGGCGCTAGGGAAAGCTTGCGAGTCATATCTCAAAAATGAGATAAAAATTGAAGATTTGCGTGAGTCACTCAAAAATGCCATGCAATCTGTCAATGAGTTCAAAAAGCAAAATGCCGCTGCTGTAGACAAAAAAACTTTTGAGGAAAAGATTTCCGATATTGAAGAAAGTATCCTCAAGATGAAAGCCGCTACAGAAGTATCCGCTAATGGCGAGATCCGCGTAAAGAGCGTGCATGAACAACTAGAGATGCATTTGAAAGATTTTTTGGTACAGAAAGACGGGATAAAGAAGGTTGATGTTGAGGCCATCAAGAAAGCCGGTGGTTTAAAAGTGGACCTGATTGTGAAAGCTGATCCGCAGGTCACTACTACATCCGGTGGTGGAGTAGTAGCCGGAGGAATTACGATTGATCCCAATATATCCGTGGCCCCTAGACGTAGAAGCATGTTGAGGGAATTATCCAATGTGGCTTCAATTTCAACCCCTCAGGTTATCTATGCCGAACTGAAGAATGTTACCGGTGATGCCGGTTGGGTTCCGGAAGGTGGACTGAAACCTGCCATCAAAGCGGAACTTGATAACAAAACTATTACAGCCGGAAAGGTTGCTGTTACTTTCAAGATTACCACTGAGGTAATGCAGGATATTCCTCAGCTTGTTGCTGAACTTCAAGCTGAAGGATTGAGTAAAATGGATGCTAAGGAAGAAGACGGTATTTTGAACGGTGATGGTCAAAACGGTAACATTAAAGGTGTTGCTGCTGATTTCCCGGCATTTGCTTTGACCGGTCTTGAAGTAGAATCCCCTAACATGTATGATGCTATTGTGGCTGCTTATACTCAGATTGTCAGCACAAGTAATATGGTGTATTCTCCCAATGCGGTGCGCATGAATCCGGTAGATTATGCCAATATGCAGCTTACGAAGAACAAAAATGGTGACTACATCCGTCCGTTTAAAGTTGGTGATGAGCTGATTTCCGGTCTTCGTGCTGTACAAGATCCTAACGTGGCAATCGGCTCATTTACAATGGGTGATTTCAGATATCTGTTTATTCGTGATTATGTCGGCCTTACTATCAGCTTTGGTTGGGAAAATGACGATTTTACTCATAACCGTCTGACTGTTGTCATGGAAAAAAGACTTCTCGCATATGTTAAGGCACAGTACAAGACCGCCTTTGTCACGGATACTTATGCGAATGTAATCACAGCAATCACTAAATCAGCATCGTAAGGAGGTATACAATGAAAAGAAATGAAATAGCCAGCAAGCAATCCAAAGAGAGAGTCATTTATATGGACCTTTCTCAGTTATATCCGGTTAAGTTCATCAAAAATTTTGGTGCTTTTAAAACCGGTGATGAGACTTATGTCTCTCTTCCCATTGCGATGAAATGGACTAAGATGGGAGTAGTGGAGAATTCGGCAGAAGTAATGGCTTCCGCTAAGACTTCCGGTTGTGAAGATTTGATGAAAAAAGACAAAAAGGTAGATTAATATGATAATTGACTATACATATTTCACCGGGTTATTGAGTATCGGTCTGAGTCCTGATACTGGTGCTCCTTCCACGACCAGAGATGCCGAACGTGAGAAAATAGAGTATTACATTACGGTATATGAGCGTGAATACCTTCGCAAGATACTCGGTGAAAATATGTGTAGTGAATTCATAGACTATCTTAACTCAGAAGAAGATAATGTCGATAAATGGGAAAAACTCCTTGCTCTGCTTTCTGAAAAGTATAGTCCTATAGCCTGCTATATTTTCTTCAAGTATATAAAGGAAGGAAATTACAGCGTCACAAGAGTAGGTACTGTAACCTCCGCAGATGATGATGCGGTATCGCCGATGGTTATCCAGATGAGAGCTTGGAATGACATGGTAGATATGAATAAAAGAGTGTATCAATTACTTCAGGCAGATGAGTATGAAGGAGTCAGGTTTGATCCTTCCATGATTTGCCGGATTAATAGTATGGGGATATGAGGTCGATAAATAAGATATTTGAAGATGTAGTGAAGCGTGTGGCTGAGAAGTACGGGAGCAATGTGTCTTTTCTGTTTGGTGATTGGGCCTATATAAGTTCTCAATTGACAGAATGGGGCAAATCTTCCTCTACCTGCAAGTTTAAATTCCCTATTATCTGCTTGTATTCCCCGTTTACAGAAGATAGGACTGCGCCTAAAAGAACGGTTTCTTTGGAGTTTATCATAATGGTGAATACCCTGAAGGAATATACCAATGAAGCCCGTGAAAGAACATCGTTTGAACAGATACTTCGACCTATCTATGATCTCTTCATTGAGGAGATAAAGAAGGACAGATCCATAGATGTTGAGTATAAGGATAATATTCCTCATCTGTATACGGAAAACTACCGTTATGGGCGTGTCGGAGTGATAGGAGAGGACGGGAAGCCCTTTAGCGACTTTATCGATGCTATCGAGATAAAACAAATGAATTTGAAAATTAAAGATATTAAATGTTATGGCAACAGACTTTAGAAAATGTCCGGGACTGGCAACATTCAATACGGGTAATTCCGTTTGCGTACTTGATCCTGGAAAAATAAAAGCTATCATTTTGACCATTCACGGTCATAAGCTTCCGGAGACATATTCTGCCGAGGAGTTTGAAAAAGCCTGTCACGCAGACAGACCGGATCGAATATTCCCGCTAAAGACAATCGTGGAATACGCTCCTTCCGGTGGAGAGGCACAGACTTCCGCATTGGGTTATGGTCCTACCAAAGTAACCAGCTATTCTGCAAAGAATGATGTGTGGACTTTGTCGGATTACGATTTCAGTTTAAAAGCAAATCTGATGGCCGCGAAGAATGTGGCGTTTGACGCTTACTTTGTAGATGAGAATAATATCATTTATGGCATGAACGACGGTACGGGAGAACTTGCCGGCATTCCTCTTTCCGGTGTGTATCCGGGAGGGCAGGATTGGGATTCATCCGGTACGGAAGCTAACCTGACGGTTGCAACCATGTTTAAGGACTATGAAAAGTACATTAAGAATGCAAATATTAAAGCCTGTGACTTTGATGTAGTTGAGGCTTTGAAAGGTTTGGTATACGTTGAGATGGTAAAGGCTGACGGTGATAATAAGTATAAACTGAGAGAACACTATGGCAATCTTGACGTAACCGAATATTATGGCAGTCTTATAGCTGATAAGGCGGCAACTGTTCTCCCGGGTGCAACCGGTGTTTCCTATGAAGATGGAGTAATTACGGCTACAGGTACGGTTAAGCTTGCCAAACCCTCAATTCTGCAAGCCAACGGTATTACCGGTATAGAAGCCTGGTCATGAAAGTAGAGAATGTGACTTTCAATGATGATCTTGTGAAGAAAATGAAGAAGAGGGAATTCATCGAAATGCACAAGAATCTGTTTTTTCTTGACAGGCCGTTAGAGGATAGGGAGAAAATGCTTGCTGAGATATACGACGACATAAAAGGTGTCAAGTATGAACTGTGATTTTTAGATTTTGAGTACTTGAGGGGGAAACTGTGAAGTTTCCCCTGATTATTTTTAAATGCCATGGCAACATTTCTTGAGGCATATGACAATTATATGGAATTCTCCAAAGGACTTGTTCCTATGTTGGAGAAGCTTTTGCATGAAAATAAGAACATGTTTGAAGCGTATATAAGAGAACAGTTGAATGCCGGTATTAACGGCAATGACAAGCCATTACGTCCAACCTATCTTAATGATCCCTACTTTAATACAAAGGAAGCTGGCAGTTTTTATAAAAATGCGCGAAGATACATGAAATGGAAGGAGGAGATAAGACCGCCATATGATGTTACATGGTTTGGAATACGTAGATCTCCTGAAACACCTAACTTAATAATCAGAGGAGATTTTCACGACTCTATTACCGCAGTACCTATTGATAAGGGATTAAGGATAGAGAGTAGGGGAGTGAGCTTTAGCAATGACATTGAGCAAAAGTACGGGCAAGCCATATACAGGTTTAGTTCTTATGCCAGAAGACATTTTATGGAGAATTTTATAAAAAAGGGACTGGAGGATTACTTTAGAAAGTTTGGTCTATGAGTTGTGGCTGTGAGAATCGTAAGAGGATGGAGGATATTTCCCGCATGCGTTCACTTGCTAAGGTGGCTGCTAAAATGGAAGGACGCATTTATATACTATATGAGAAAGATGGTGCATTCAACTTTGTGCCAAGGGGAGAGAAATATAACGGAGTCTTTGTCGAATATATATGGTATTTTTAGATAGTATGGAAAAATAGAACAATAAATTGTGGATTGGTCAGAAAAAATACGGGGTATATAATTTTTGAATAAGAAAAATAGAATAATTTGTGTTGCGGGGGTAATTTATCCTTCAGTTGCTTGTCTAAAATGCTTTTTCTATCTTTGTCGAAAAAACATTATCTTATGGCAAATTATAATTATGATGAAGAAAGCGTGAAAGCCATTATAAAATGGGCTGAAACCGCACAATTACCCAAAGAGGTTATACTAAGTGAAGCTGAACGTATCACCGATCCTAAGATTTATGTACAAACCAATATCTATGATATTAAAGAGCATTATCCGGACCCATTTTTCAATCCGGCTATTGATAGGTTGTATCGGTTAAAGGAATTTGTGGAAGGGGCTTAGAAATATCAATTTTTAATATTTAAAAAGCCCGATGTTTATTTCGGGCTTTCTCAAAACACCTTCCATTAACAGGAAGGATTCGGTACAGGTTGTTGTCAAACAAAAAGCTTTGAAGTATTCAAAACTGAACTGCACATAATTCTTTTGCTAAAATATGAATTTCTTGTTCTATTTTCTTTTTCTGATCTTTAGATGCTAATGTTATTCCTTGTTTATAACGTCTCATTAGTGAAGGGTTAATGCCTATTCTTTTGGCAAGTTCACTAATATTAAAGAAATTATAAGTTTTGAAGAACCCGGAAATGTCGTATTGATAATCAAATGAGATATCTCCTTTGTTCAATGCGTTAATGATATTTTCATTTTCGCTTTCATCAATAAACATTTCTAAATTTTCTTGTAAGTTCTCTTTGGCTTCCGTTTCGGTCAAGCCATATCCATACAAGGAGATTTCTTCTAAGTCCGGACAATATATTCCGTATCCACCATCAGAAGCCTTTTCAATAATAGCCTTAATAACCTTTGTAGCCATAATAATCCTTTTTATTTTTAGTTTAAATCATATCAAAAAAATGAGAAATGTACATATACAGACAGGAAAATCCCTTCAAACAAGTAGAACTGCCTGAATTAGATCTGAATATGCACATTTCTCATTTCTTTTTCCTGTCTGCATTGCTTATTTGTATCAAAAAAAGAAAGCGGGTGTTATTTCAACCCCGCATTCTTTAAAATCTGATTTAAAGTACCTTTCGGAACTTCTTTACTAGGGTGTCTACCTACTGGAATGAAATTAGAATAATCAGGATGAACATATTTACTATGTTTCTTTCCTTCTACCTTTTTCCACCCATTGTTTTCCAGTAGCTGATACAGTTCAGAAAACTTCATAAGCAATTAATGTAAAAAAATCAATGACCTCTTGTTTGACAGTGCAAAAGTAACACATCTGTTACTTATATCCAAATTTATGAGTAACAAATATGTTACTTTGTCGAATATTTAACATTTGAATGTGAAACAGCCCCAAACCTAAGCCCGGGGCTGTCTTAATAATCATGTGAAGGATGTTGTCACCACCTTCCCGCCAGCCGTATTGCTGGCGGGACGTATTGTAGCTGCGAGTCGTTGGGCCGGAGCCTTAACGTGCTGTACAATGCTTATCGTTTATGTGGTATCTTTTTATATTTGTTTTTAGTAACTATTTTCATATACGGGTTTTGTCCGGTATCATTCCCTGTGCCTTCAGAGTTTTCTGCTTCCTTTCGGCTGCAAACTATTTTTTCCAGTCTCTTCACTTTTTCGAAGAGTACTCCGCACGCTTCTGAATTCAGAAGCAGTTGTTCCATGATCATTTCAGAATCTACTGTAATTTTACCTTTTCTGTAAATTTCCATAATTGTTCGTTTTTTAGTTTACCTGTAATATTAGCTTCTGAATTTCAAATTCTCGTCTATTTCGTTTAATTTTATGTGTCCGCATGCGCTTAATTCCGATAATACTTCTGATAATTCATTACCGATGTTTTTATAAGGCCTGATTCTTACATCTATGGTATTCGAAGAATTCCGGTCGTCCAGTCTCCACATAAGAGTATCTATGTTTTCTCTTATGCTTTTCATCTTTGCTGCAATAATGCTTAAATCTGTTATCGTTTTCATAATTGTTCGTTTTTTATTGTTCGTAATATTAGTTATAGAAGAAAGGTTCTCCTTTCTTTCTGAACATCCTGTAACCTGCGTACAGGCATGCCAAAGACAATGCGATTTCAATCATAATTTAATCTTTGATGTGCAGTCTGCATCCTGTCTTCTCTTGTACCCGAAAGAGGAAGCTTGCGGCCTCGTCACTGTCTACTATTAGCTTGACCGCCGACAATCCTTCTGTCTTCGGCTTTAGGAGCACAAGGGTGCATGGTTGATTGTAATAGGTCTAATAAAACATAAGATCAGCCAGATACATGTTATCAATCTGGACTATATACTTTATAGGTGGACGTTCCATGACAATGTAATTTATATGAATACACTTGGTTATAGGTATCGAATGGGTATAAAGGGGGCTGTACGGCTTTTTCCGTACTACAATATACCATCTGATTCTTAGCTTTAGAAGCTGAGTGAGAATTGTTTGTCCCCTTTAAGCTTTCGGAACATCTTAATGAAATACTGTTGTCCCTTTGGAGTGATAACGGCACTTCGGTTGATGGTGATCCCGCTTATGGTATGGGAGGGAATTTCCGCCACTCTCATAATCCCTTCCGATATGGACTTCTGGGTAGGAAGGTTATACCTTATACCTCTTTTTAATAGATAACCCTTTTGCCGGAGTGCACCATAAAGTGCATTACGTCCTTTCCGGAAGATTTTGTTCTGGTTAAGTATGTTCGCCATCTCTCCAATGGTAATGCAATTCTTGGACTGCATGATGCTGTCTGCGAATTCCGCCTTTTCCCGGTAACTGTTATTCTCTAATACTAGCAGATGGTTCTCTTCCTTCAGGTTCTCTATCTGCCTGGCTTGGTTTGCGGCAAGCATGAGGGATTCACTGAATGTTTGGGGAACTTTAACCCTTCCCTTATCGAGTTCTTCCAGCCGGTTGATTATCCTTTCACGAAGAAGGGCATCATAACCGGAGGCAAGGATAAGGCAGCCTTTAGGGGTGAGAGAAAAGCAAGGTAGTTCTTTATATCCTCCTCTTGGCTGTGGCTGCTTGTAGAATGTCTCCACAAAATTGTGGTGTGATACTCCTTGCTTAAGCAAGTTCCTGATGTCTCGTAAGATAGCATCATGTCTTTTCCTTGTGATCTCTGCGATTTCAAGCGAGGTCATACCCTTTTGGGTGGAAATTAACTCATTCGTTGTGTCAAGCATATTATAACGAATTATGATAAAAAGAAACCCTCCGTAGGTGTGCTTGACACAACATACACAGGGCATAGAAGTCGCAGATAGTTTCCTTTCTGCCACCTTAGAGGGTTTCCCAATATCTTGTACAAAATGTATTCGCTTTATTTTGCCCAAGAATTATTATGTTGTATCAAGCATTACAAAAGTACAAACAAAATTTGAATCTGCAAAAACTTTATGTTATTTAGACGGCGTATAAATTACCCAATATCTCATTGTATTTCTTGGAGAACACTTCTTTTCTCCATTAATTTGCTTAACAATATTAATAAAAAAAATATATGGAAAGCACTAAAAATAAAGGAATATACATAGAATTGGTTTCTATAGAGGAAAACAAACAATTAGATTGCATTTATATATGCAATAACCAAAATGATTGTTATACAATTGAATGGCTTTACATGGGGACAAAATCGGCAAAGGGAATAAAACTATCCCATGTATATTTGATTGTACATAACTTATCCAATGAAATTATAAAATTGCGAGACACATCTTTTACAGCGATAGACAACGACGGATTCTCTCATGAAGCTTATAGCTTTGACTGTAAATTATATTCGAGAAAAAAAACTTATGAAATGCATGCTTGTGATTTGCATCCCGAATCCAAAGTTAGATTTTTAGTATTATTTAATTCGCCTAATATTTCTAAAATAATATATGATACATATGATGAATTGCATTATTCCATATCAACTAATGATGTTTATTCGGAAAATGAGCAACTGAAACATAAACGGAAAATTTATGAAACAACAAAAACGACAGATGATTTAATAAATGAGATATTCATTAAAGATAAAATAATAATAGAATTGAGAAATGAGTTGTCTGAATATATAAAGGACAAAGAACAAATTTCAAATGATATAGAAAGTATTAGTGGACGGGCAGTTTTCCAAAGGAGAATGGAGGAATTACTTTGCAAATATGAGGAACTTGAAGATGATGAATACTACAGAATATTTTCTTTAGAAGAACACAATACCGTGTCATTTAATAGAGAATTTGATAAATCAAAAGGGAATTATAATTGGATTAATAAAGGAGATGCTTTAATAAGCCTTAAAGCAGATAATGCAGGATATGGATTGGATGGAAGAACAATAATAAAAAGTCCTGTATCTGGCATATTTGAATTTGATAACAATAAAATGATTAGCTATAAAGAGGAAGTATGTCGAATAAAAAAATACCCTCAAGAACAAAAAGAGATGGTTATCAGTGAGTTAGAAAAGCGAGAAATAAAAGAAAATGTATATAAGAAAGAGCGAAAAAAGATAATTGAAAGGGAGGCTCTTGATGAGTTAATAGAGGAAGGGAAGATCTTTAATATATATATTAGGAAAGACGGCAATCGTACTACCATACCTATGGATATCGCTACTGCTGTTTGGAATAGGGATGGTGGAAAATGTTGTATCTGTGGCAGTAATGAAAATTTGGAATTTGATCATATTATACCTATATCCAAGGGAGGAGCGACGACTTTTAGAAATTTGCAGATTCTATGCAAGAATTGTAATATAAAGAAGTCTGATAATATTTGATCTTAAGAATGGTTATTGCACAATATATATATTGTTTATATGTTTATTTTATATGATGTTAGACTTTAAAATGTATAATTATGAAAAGCAAATTCCTTATTTCTACTACTAATAATATTGAGGGAACTCCTATAAAAAGATATATTGGAGCACTTTGTTCTAATATTGTGATCGGTACTAATGTGTTTTCAGATTTTGCGGCCTCTTTTACTGATTTTTTTGGTGGCCGATCTGATTCATATAAAAGAAAGTTAGAAATAATATATGATGAGGCATCCAAAGAATTAAAGCAGAAAGCTTTGAATATTGGTGCTAATTGTATTATTGGTTTTAAAGTTGACTTTGACGAAATTTCAGGAAAAGACAAATCAATGTTTATGGTTTCTGTTTCTGGAACCGCTTGCGTTGTTGATTATCCAGATAATGATAATGAAAATGATTTTAAGGCTGAAATAATAACTCAATCTGATCTGGATAAAGAAATATATAGAAGATTTATTGTTGATAGTATTAATAATAATGTAACCTTATCTCATGCATGGGTTGAATTTTTACTTGAAAATCCACAGGTAGAAATTATTCCAAAACTATTAGAAAGATATTCATCATGCTGTGATTCACTTCCATTTGCTGAAGAAACCAAAGATTTGGAAAAAGTTTTGTTAGCTTTTCCTAAAGAAAAACTTATTCCAATAATATATTCAGATGATTTGTCTAACCATAAATCATATATAGCAATTATAAAAAATGGTGGATATTTTGATGCTAAATCTATATTAAATTTTTTGGATATAGATATTCATGTAGCAATAATATTATTGGAAGCAAGAACAAATTATTATACCAAAGAGGATTTATCTTATATGAAACAAATTATAGATAAATTAGACAATCTGCCAAATACAGGAAAAATTGAATTGACCAAAGGAGGTTTGTTAGGGAAAGAACAAATGAAATTTATTTGTGAAAAAGGACATAGAAATGATCCCGAAGCCGAATTCTGTAACTGTGGTGTGAATCTGAAAGGGCTAACAAAGACAGAAGTGGATATAATAAATAGGTTTAAAATAAAAACAAAGGTGCTTGATGAAGTATTAGGATATTAATAAATGATTATAATATTCCCCTTCAGCGATCCCCCTTCGCTATAGGGGATTTGTTTTGCCAACAAAAGATTAATTGGTAGAGATTATAATTATTCTGTAAAAAACGGCTCTAAAAGTGCTGTTTTTGAAAATTATTATATTTGCCCGGCATTGGGTTGTACTTATGAAATTTAGAATTAATCAGAGGATTAAGATATAGAAAGCTGTGTAGGTCGCAACCCCCTGCATGGCTTTTGCCTTTTTATCTCCGCATGAAGAAATGCGGTACGTCCTCGAACGAAAAGACTTTATTATGAAAACGAACCAAATCATGATTCGTCCGATGGGTGAGTTTAAGGTGACTCAAAGGACAAAAGACGCATTTTTCAATGCAACAGATTTACTAAAACAGTGGAATCAATTAAAAGGTATGAAGAAAGAAGTTAATGACTACTTCGATTTGTCTTCTACTAAAGAGTTCATTTACACTATAATGGAAAGGGAAAATTATGATACGGGTAATTACCCCTATCATAAATCAAGGGCAAATAAAGGTGATAATGCGGGCACATGGATGCATCCACTGCTTTTTATTGATTTTGCAATGTGGATAAATCCCTCATTCAAATATGATGTTCTCAAATTTGTATATGATGAAATGATAAAATTCCGCAATCTTGCCGGTGATGCTTATCCTGCTATGTGTCGTTCCGTTTGTACAATACTCCCTGGGGATATATTTCAAAGAAAAATTAAGGATTTGGCAAAATCACTCAATATCATAGTCTATGGCAAACATGAATCAGAAATGCGTAATAAGATTGGTGATGAGGCTAAAATTCGTGAACTGTATGAGTTGGAATTACAAATAGCCCAATGGATAGATTTAGGTTTCATAAAAGACTATAACAGCCTTAAATCCACGTTGACTAAATTGTATTACCGGAAATATCCTAATGTTCTTCCTATCTAAAATATAGGTTTGTTGGGTAATTGATATAAATAATATTCCCCTTCAGCGATCTTCCTTCGCTCCAGGGGATTTGTTTTGCCAACAAGTGATTGAAATTGATGCCTAATTTCTGATCCAAATATTATTCCTATTATTGATCCTGTTCTAGTTTCTATTATTGAACCTAATCTTTATTCTATTTGTTTTTTAATTGATATTAATAATGTTAGATTAGTTGTTCTTTCATAGATAATTGACTATATTTGCATATTAAAAGACAATATACCTTTGGTATAACAAAGGTATATGATAAGAGGAAAGTTTAAGTGTGCAATAGATAAAGAACAAAATTCTACTTAATAATTTTATTCATAGTGAATAATTGTGTTTCTTTGTATATGTCATACTAAACTTTGAAGAAATGAAATAAAGATACTCAATAAATTTTTAGATATATGAGCTTTATTGAAATCATAGGGGTTGTTATTTCCTCCATTGCGGCAATTCTTGGTGGAGTATGGTTTATAGTACAAAGAGCCTTTAGGTCTGGGGTTAACAACCATAGATTAGAAGAGGTTGAGAGAAAGGTTTGCAATGCTCAATGTGATATTCATCAAAGAGATATTACTCAATTGGGTATAGACTTAAAGGATATTAAGAATGATGTGATTGCTATTAAATCTATTTTGGTGATAAAACATAAAAATGCATCAGATATTTTTTCAATGAAGAATAGTCCAAGAGTTTTAAATAATAATGGATTACGTTTATTTGCTGAAATAGAGGGCAATAACTTTTTATTAGCAAATAAGGACTTCTTTTTTCAGAAGATGGATGAATTTAGGCCTAAGACAGCTTTAGATGTAGAAAATGCTGCCAATATTGCATGTACTGCAAATACAGATAATGAAATATTTAATACCATTAAGAACTTTGTCTATAATTCTCCTTCAATAATAATAACAGATAAAGAAGGAAATGAAAAAACTTATGAAGTAAATCTGGCTGATATTTGTTTTATATTAAGTATTCCATTAAGAGATATGTACTTAAAGGAACATCCTGAAATAATGGCAGATATGTAATTTAAAAGAAAGGAGATAATAAGGATGACAAGCTTTGATAAACAGAGAATTATAGAAGTGGTGCTTTATATCCTCAATAAAACAGGGGGTATAGATTATTATCATCTATTTAAAATATTGTACTTTGCCAACCAGCGTAGTTTAGTAGAATGGGGGCAATTAATGATAACGGATAAATTCTGTGCTCTTCCTCATGGTCCTGTTCCTACAGAATTGTATAATACAATTAAAGGACAGCAAAGTGTTCTTCCTGATATGAAAAAAGATATTCATGTTGTGGACTACTATTTATTACCAAAACGTGAGTCTGATGCAGATTATTTATCTAAATATGATATTGAAGTTTTAGATGAATGTATTTCTAAATATGGAAAGATGAATTTTGCGGAATTGGAAAAAACTTCTCATACAAATTGTTGGGAAAAGGCGAGGAGGCAGAAGGGGCCGCATGTCATTGATCCAGGAGAAATAGCTCGTGATGGAGGTGCAAGTGATGGATTAATTAAATATATCAATGAATCGATAGAATTTAATGAAGCCTTCGGAAATTAAGATAGGAGATGTATTCCGCATTACGATGAATAAAGCTAATGGTGTAATGCCAAAGCCGGGTGATGCCAATCGTGACAAATATTTTGTTGTTCTTGGATTTGATAATAAAGGTAATGCTTATGGTGGTGTTATATTTAATTCTTATATTAATATGAAATTGCCACCCTTAGTTCAAGCGATGCAGCATCCTGTAAAGGGAAAGGATTATGATTTTCTTTCATATGATAGCTATATAGATTGTTCTTCGATTAAGACTGTGAAGAAAATAAAACTTTTAAAAAGTTCATATTTAGGTTCCTTGACTGAAGAAGATGTGTCAACTGTATGTGATAAAATTAAAAATAATTCCCGAATAAGTAAGTTTGAACTCAGAAGATTTGGATTATTATCTTGAAATAAATATAAGAATTTAAAGATATAGATACTTTATCACTATTTCTATCGCATTGGTAATTGAGATTAGCGGGGCAAACACCCCGCTTTTTTTATCTCCTTTTCTTGATTATCCCTCCTAAATTTAATTATGTACACTTTTGTACGGAAAAAATTTCCTTCTCCTCTAAATTTTATTATTAATATGTACTTTTTTGTAACCTGGGTATATTTATATTTGCGCCAGCGGGTAATGTCGCACGCTACTTAAACAATGGACGTATGGCACAGGACTTAAAAATAACAGATTTTATTAGCGAAAAAGCTTTTGATCAAGTTGATAGATTTACAAAAGATATTATGTTAGCAAAAGCCGAATACGCTGCTTTTGCTGAAAAACTAGCTCAACAGGTAACAATAAAGGTTACTGGTTATGTCGAACTAAAGGAAAAGGCTAAAGGCGGTAATACAATCCTTAAAGAACTCTATGAGACTGAAACAAAAATCGCTAAGCTCCAAAAGGAACTCAATGCGATTTTAGTAGAATCAGGAAAAAGTTTACAGAAGCTATCTAATGCTAGCAATGTGGTGTCTATGTTTAATAAGCTAACAGAAAGTCTTGATAGAGCATCTTCTGCCTTAGAAAAGATAACTCAGACATCGTCTTCTGCCTCTCAGTCACAACAGCAGGCTGCGCAAGCAACTCAAAGTGCATCTGCGGCAATTGGAGAAGCTGCAAAGAATGTTGGAATTGCAGGAGGAGAGTATGATAGAATATTATCGAGTGTAAAAAGCTATAATGCTGAAGTACAAAAGCTCAATAATACGCTGATTTCAAATACCAGGGATTTGTCTGGTATAAGACAGGAACTAAGGAACCTGGATAGAGACTATAACAATGGTATTGTAACCGAACAAAAATATATTGATCAGAAAACAAAGCTTCTTCAAACAGAAAGAGAATTATCAGCTCAGAACCAGGCATATTCGAACCGGTTAAAGAATCATGCAATGGTTGCAATATCTCTAACCGGTAGCTACAATGAGATGAATGCGTCTCTCCTGGTCTTGGAGAAAAGATTTAAAGATCTATCTGAAACTGATCGTAATAGTGAGTTTGGTGTAAACTTACTTAAGGATATAGACAAGCTCAAGAACCAATTAAAGTCCATTGATGCCCAAATGGGAAACTACCAACGAAATGTTGGTAACTATGCTTCTCATTGGAATGGATTACAGGTATCAGTACAACAGATAGGAAGAGAATTGCCATCTTTAGCTATTGGCTGGAATACTTTCTTCTTGGCTATATCCAACAATCTTCCTATACTTGCTGATGAAATAAAGAAGGCGAAAATCCAATATGAAGAATTTAAGAAAGCGGGTATTTCTAGTATTCCAGTATGGAAGCAAGTCGTATCTTCGATATTCAGTTGGCAAACCGCATTAGTTTTGGCCATTACAGTTCTTTCTATGTATGGTAAGGATATTATAGAATGGATTGGTAATCTATTTAATGCGGAAAGTGCGACAATTAGATTAACTAGAGCAGAGTTAGATCTTGCTGAGGCTCGCAGAAAGGGTATTTCTGATAGTGCTAAAGAAATTGCTCAGTTGGATATATTGTATAAAAAATTAAGTGACACAACATTGAGCCGGGAGGAATTAGCTGCGCTTGGCAGTCAATGGATAAAAACATTTCCTGAATATTCAAGGGTTTTAACGAATGAGGGTGTTGATATTAATGCTCTGAATGTGGCTTATAAAAATTTGAAAGAGCAAATTATAGCTACGGCTCAGGCTAGAGCTATAGCAGATCAAGTTACTGAAAATGAAAAACAGCGCCTAGAATATGAAAACAAATATAATAGCGCTTTAGTGGACCGCTATCAAGCAAGAAAAAGATATGAAGAATTGAAAACAGGTAAAGGAGTTGACCCTCGTAATTTGGAAGTTCTATCACAAAGAGAATTGGAAAATATTGATATTGCGAATAAGAAGATGGCTCAACTTCAAAAGTCCATAGACAATATCAATCAAGATAGCGAGAAACTGATTTCTTCTTTAGATATAAGTAGACTATTCAATGCTCCGAAGGAAGGCACTTTTGACTTCTGGCAACAGCAGAAAACCAGTGCCGATACCGCCTTAAAATCAATCCGTTCAGATATAAAGAAAACGCTGGATGCTTCCTCTAAGGCCGAAGATGACTATGATACCATGTTGAAGAAGGTATTTGCCATTAGAGGCAAAATGTCTGAAGATGAGGCAAGAGGTATCGTTGATTCCTACTTAAAGGCTAATAATGACATAAAAAAAGCTGATGAGGAATTAATGGTGTATCAGACAAAGACAATCAAGCAAATTACCAAAGAAAGAGAGAAATATGCGGATTATATAAAAAAGATAGATAACCTTTTGGCTATGGCCAGGGCTAAGACAATAGATGCTGAACGTATTTCAGAAATAGAACAGGTAAAGGCGAAATATCAAGAGCGTGCATCCATTATTAAAGGTGAATCGGAAAAGGAACTTGAATTAAGGAAAACCTATGCTCAACTGGAAGCTAAAGAGATTGAGGATATCAACTTGAAATATGATACTCAGTTGGAACAATCCCGGTTAAAGAGGGATCTTGAAATAATAGAAGGAAATTCCCAACAGGAACTTGATTTGAGGTTGGAGAAGCAATTACAGCTCAATGAAGTATTGAGGGAAGTTGCTATATCTGAGGCACGAAAAAGGGGAGAGGATGAAGCGCAAGTTAATGAACTGTATGATAAGAAATTTAAAGATATTCTAAAGAACAATGTTCAGGATCGAATAAAGCTCTTATCTCAAGAGAATGAGATGCAGCTTTCCCAATTAGAAATAAATAACCAGCAGCGCCTTAACGCTCTGGAGAAAGCCTATAAAAGAGGAGAGATAAACGAAAAGGAATATCAGCAAGGCTTATATAATATTCAGAGAGATGCTGCAAAGCTGAGGCTGGAGTTAATGCTGGCTGAAGCTCAGGCTGAATTGGTTGCCGCGCAAGGAGTTCTTCCAGAGGCTGAGATTAAGAAAATACAGATTCGGATAGATAATCTGCGTGCTCAATTGGAAGCAGTTTCTCTTGCTAATCCGGAAGATGGAGAGAAGACAAAGCAATGGTCTGAAGGCTTCATTTCTGCGTTACGCAATATGCAAGAAGTTGCGGACGAGACTATGGGGGGATGGGCAGACGTTTTCAGTGTGTTTAATGAAACTCTATCCAAAATGGTATCCAGTGCTGATAGTTCCACTACAAGCATAGTTGATATGTTTAAGAAGATGTGGAATCAAATGAGCTCTGAAGATCGAGCTAAGTTGATTCTGGATTCTTTTTCTAACATATCAAAAGGTGTATCTGAGATCATGAGTAATATGTATGATTCCAGGATAGAAAGGATAGAAGAGGAACAGGAAGCATTGCAAGAATCACATGATAAAGAAATTGAGCAGATTGAAAACTTAGAGACATTAGGTGCAATCTCAGCTGAGGAGGCGGAAGCCAGAAAGCGTGCTGCTGAAGAACGGACAGCCCGCAAAGAGAAAGAATTGGAAAAGCAAAAAGCCCAGATGCAGGAGAAGAGTGCTAAGTGGGAGAAAGCCAACAGTATAGTTCAATCAATTATTGCCACTTCTCTTGCCGTAACTAAAGCTTTGCCAAATTTTGTTCTTGCTGCCATAGTAGGAGTTATGGGAGCCGCACAAACAGCTATTATTGCCGCCCAACCCATCCCCAAATACGCCAAAGGAACCGACAACCATCCCGGAGGTTTAGCCATCGTGGGTGATGGGGGTAGGCGAGAGGGTATCTTAACGAATAAGGGCCTCTTTGCCACTCCTTCCATACCTACATTGGTTGATTTGCCTAAAGGTGCAACGGTTGTTCCCGATTTGGAACAATACATCTCCGTCCGTCCACTTCTTAGATCGGACTTGGGAGCGATGGCACAGGACGCAGAACGTGAAGGCATTCCCTTCACAGTAAATGTAGATACCGGTGCTCTTGAATTAAGAAAGGAGATCCGCATATTAACAGATGAAGTACGCAAGTTAAGTAAGGCCCGTAGGAAGGAGGCGGTTCAAAGAGAGCTTGATTATCTCCATCGGACAATCTAAGGTAATTAATTGGCGAATTAATTTACCGAAAGCCATCAGGGCCGTGCGACACTTTGGTGGCTTTCATTTCTTTTAATTTAAAACACTGTGTGAAGGAGCGCAGAACGATGTTATGGCAAATTTAGTATTTAAAGACAGTAATGGCAACGATGTTACTACTTCATTAATCGTTGCGCAGGTGTTTGGCAAAGAGCACAAACATGTATTAAGGGATATTGATGAACTCTCTTGTTCTGATAATTTTCGAGAGTCCAATTTTGGGCTTTCGTTCATAACCAGAGACTTACCCAATGGAGGTCACAAACTAGAACGCTATTATGAAATGACGAAAGATGGATTTAGCTTTCTCGTTATGGGTTACAATGGTGCAAAGGCGGGTGAGTTTAAAGAGCGTTTCATTAATGAGTTTAATAAATGCGAGGCATTACTTAGAGATGAGGATTATATTCTTATGCGTTCCCAGCAGATTTTGCAGAAACGTTTGGAAGCATCTGAAGAGCGCTTAAGACAGCTTGAAGCTGAAGCCGAACAGTTACAAAACACCGTTGAATTACAAGGCAAAGAACTGAAACAGGCTACTCCCAAAGTCGAATACTGTGATAAGGTTCTTTCCTCTGAAGGCTATCTTACCGTCAACATGATAGCGGCATGCCTTGGCATATCCGACATCAAGCTGAACAAACTTCTTTGCCAATGGGGAATACAGTACAAGGAAAGTGGAGTGTACTATCTCTATTCTAAGTATAGGGATAAAGGCTATACCGTGCACAAGCCTCACGCATACATTGATAGCCTTGGGAATATCAAGACTAGGCAGCACATGTACTGGACGGAGATAGGCAAGAAGTTCATACTTGAGCTATATAGTTCCAAGGCTGTTGCCTGAAACATTACATTGTTAATATATTTAAACCACTGCGTGAAGGAGCGCAGAACGACGTTATGAAAGATTTAGTATTTAAAGATGGTAGCAATCGGGTATTGACAAACAGTTTGTTGGTAGCTGAAAAGTTTGGGAAAGAACATAAACACGTATTAAATGCAATACGTGAATTAGTTAAGGGGTGTGCCGAAAATTCGGCTGACCCAATGTTTGCTGAAACAACTTATGTCAATGAACAAAATGGGCAGTCATATCCGATGTTCGTAATGAACCGTGATGGTTTTTCTTTACTTGCTATGGGATTTACCGGTAAGAGGGCATTGTTGTTTAAATTGGACTATATTAATGCTTTTAAAGCTATGGAAGCTAGGCTAAAAGAATTGCAAGTGCCCCAGTCCTATGCTGCTGCCCTTCGTCAGCTTGCCGATGAGGTAGAGGCTAAAGAGAAAGCTCAATTTCTTCTTGAACAGAAGACCGAACAGCTTGATGAATCAATGAAGTGGTATTCTATTAAAAGATATGCCAAGGAAAAGGGATTGAATTGGCGAAAAATCAATTGGCGTAAACTTAAAGCCTTGTCTTATGAGCATGGTTATGAGATAAAGAAAATATTCGATGGTAACTATGGACAGGTAAATATTTATCATATAGATATTTTCAACATTTATTTTTCTCATTAAAATTATCGTGTGAAGGAGCGTAGAACGACGTTATGAAAGACATACAGATTTTTAAAAATGAGCAGTTCGGAGAAGTCCGAATTACTATGAGCGAAAGTGGTGAGCCTTTATTTTGTGCAAAGGATATAGCAACATCATTAGGATATTCTGATACGGCTGATGCAATACAAAGGCATTGTAAATCAGGCAAAAAGGTGTTTTACCCTCATGAAAATGGATTTGGAGGTGTAAATCTGATATACATTCCAGAAAAGGATGTGTTTCGTTTGATAATGAGAAGCAATCTCCCTGATGCCGAAAAGTTTCAAGATTGGGTGTGCGATGAGGTATTACCTTCTATCCGTAAACATGGCATATATGCCACTGACAATGTGATTGACCAAATTCTAAATAATCCGGATTTTGGAATTGAATTGCTTACGAAGTTGAAAGAAGAGCGTTCAGCTCGTGTTGAGGCAGAAAAGCAGGTAGCAATACTTACTCATGTAAATAAGACATACACTTGTACGGAAATAGCTAAGGAATTAGGTCTAAAGTCTGCCATTGAGTTGAATAATAAATTGAAGGTCTTAGGCATTCAGTATAAAGTTAACCAAACTTGGGTTCCATATACAAAATATTCAGAATTGGGGTGGTTTGATATTAAACAAGAATGTCTTGATAATGGCAGAATAATCTACCACCGGAGAATAACAGGGATTGGTAGGAAAGAAATTCTTAAGATGATTAATGTTACAAGATATAACTATAAATAAATGCTTAATCATGATATACGACGATTTAGATAAAATCCCCATGTCTCGCTTTATAGAAGTGTTCATGGGAAATCTGACTAAAGTTTCCGATGGCGAGCTTGCTGAGGCTGATACAATAGCAATTGCCGAACGCTTGCTTGCCGAATACTCAGAAATAGTAGGAGGGCGTTCTGCGATAGCGGAAATAACAAAGCAGAATGAAATGCTCAACTGTGAACTTAAAATAGAGTGTATGAGGGTTTGTGAATATCTCATTTCGGAAGGCAAGTTCGAACAAGTAAGTAAGACGCTTGTAAGATTCGGATTTAAGATACCCGCCAAAGATAAGGCTAGAATTCGCCAACGTGTAGCTTCTATTTTGTCCACATCTCAATATAGGCTTGAGAAACTAAGGGATAGCCGGCCGGAAGAGCTTAAGCCGGCAATGAGTAAAGACTACTTTACTAGGGAGAGAATTATGTTGATGGAGCATTTTAAAATGCACATCGACATACATAAGCTTTCTGCAAAGGAATATGCCTATATGGTAAAGAAGGTATGCGAAGAGACACAGGCAATGTTGCGTTCACTTAAAAAGAAATAGTATGTATAAATGTGAGTTATTGGTCGGTGGCTATGCTTATGATGTAACCGATGATCTGTCCAATTGGGACGATGTGAAATTGTCTTTTAAGCGTGATAATTATGACGGTGTGATTAGATCCTTCTCCACGAAGTTTCAGTTTGCCGGGTCGGGTTATTCTCTACTGAAGGGAGAATACAGGAAAGCTTATATAGATGCGTCTGCATCCATTGTATTTTATACGCGCAATAACTCATGGACTTGGAATGAGCGGTTCCGTTGTGCGCTTGATTTTTCTACATTCAGTGACGATGGGAGCATAATCAGTATTAACGCAGTTGATGATAGCTTGGCGGCTCTTATCAAGGCGAATAAGGGAACGCAGTATGAATATCCGGTTGGTGAATTAAAGGAAGAAAAGAGATTGTTATATGATCGTTTGCAAATGCATAATCAGGTTAATTATACAATTACAGGCGAGAATGAAGTCGAAAGTGAAGTGGTAATGCATACATATGTAGATGTTCCTCAAAACTCAGAAGATTATAGCAGCAGTCTTCCCCTTTATATTGTAACGCCGGATATACAGAATAAGAATGTAGTAGAAGTATATGATGAAGAGCAAAACAATAATATACCATACTCTGATACTACACCGCCTGCTGCCTTTTTCTTGAAATGTTTACGGACTTTCACAACGGTAAATATAAAATTTGACCTTGTTGTTAGAACCTTTGGTGGTAGAGGTCTTTCAAATGTAATCTTACGTCATTATGATGGTACAAGTTATAAAGATATATTACGAGTAGTAATACCTGTAAATGATAATTATTTCGCTATGAAAACACCGGATGAAGGGATTGACATAAAGATGGCAAATGGTGATATGTTATTTTTCGTTTTAACTGCAATAGGAGCCACAAGATTTGATTTTGCTTATCCGGTTGCAGATCCAAGATATATCAATATATCATTTATGGGACGAGATGAGACAATATCTATTGACGTCGTTAGACCAATATCTCTCTTAAATCGTTTATTAAAGTCGATCAATGGTGAAAAGGAAGGAGTAACTTGCGAAATCGCTTCTGGAGTTGATAGTAGACTGGATAATACCCTGATTGTTGCTGCTGAAAGTATCCGTGGGTTGGAAAAAGCAAAGATATATACCAGCTATACAAAGTTTACTAAATGGATGGAGGCCGAGTTTGGTTTTGTTCCTGTTATAAATGACAATAAAGTGTCTTTTGTTCATAGAGATAGTTTATTCACTGATGTAGAGATCAAAGACCTGGCGGATCAATGGAATGATTTTACCTATTCGGTAAATGCATCACTTATCTATGCAAATGTAAAGGCCGGATACGATAAGCAGGATTATGATAGTGTTAATGGTAGGGATGAGTTTCGTTTTACGAATGAATATACTACCGGTCACACACTTACGGATAACGTATTGGACCTCATAAGCCCTTATCGTGCTGATGCTTATGGTATTGAATTCCTTGCAGCCAAACGAGGAGAGGATACAACGGATAGTGATAGTGATAATGATATATTCTTTGTAGGAGCATCGGTTAGCGGAGGGGAATATAAATTGATTAGAGGTGGAAACTATTCGATAACAGGAGTTATATCTCCTGAGAGTATGTTTAATGTGATGTATGCACCAAGATTTATGATTGAGGCGAATAAAAAATACATAGGTGTAAGTGCCTCTTTACTTGCATTCGCATCGTCCAATGGTAATAGTGATATTGTTATTAATGGTGTTGCTGAAACTGAGGATATCCCTATAAATGAATCAGACTTTACAATAGGTGAAGTCAGCGTGGAAACCGGTGATGTTGATGTTCCTGTAGACTTAAAAGGCTACATTTCTCTAACTCACCATGGAGAGGTTTATAAAGGTTATATAAGTAAGTCTGATTTCAATTATGGAAAATCGGAAGCTGTTAAGTACACTTTAATAATAAAAAGTATCGAATAGCGGTTGTATGATTGTATATCAAGATTAAATTAGTATATTTGCAATATGCAGGTGAAGGAGCCTGCTTCTCAAAAAAAGGACGTAAGGACATGGTTAAGATTGGCGACGTTTGCCCGTTGTTCTTTAACCCAATAAAGGACAAGTTTGGGATTGAAGTAGATTATATACAGAAGTTTTATACAGGTGACAATATTCACTTGCAGATATTTGCTAATGTAGGCGAGAGCGTATCAGCCACGCTTATCGATTTAATCAACGATACTTCCACCAGTATTAGTCTTTCGACATACAACCAGAATTCTGAGGTTGTGATGCATTATGCCGTATTGACCGGATTGCCTGACAGTGATTATAAAGTTAATGTAAATGGTATCCTTTCCGAACCTTTCTGCGTGTCTTCTTCTTCTGAATTATTGGAAAGGACAACGCTTATCAAATATTCCCATAAAGATAATAACTCGGTTTTTAATAATATCTTTTGGATCGGAGGCACACAGGTTATATTTGATTGGCGTGTTGAGGCGGGCTTTAAGCCAAACGGCTATACTCCTAAGCTGGAGAATGAACAATATCGCAATCAATGGCAGGAAATTAAAAATCTGTATTCTGTTCCTTATGATTCATATGTGCTTACTATTGGTGACGCTTGTGGAGTTCCTTATTGGTATGGCCGGCACTTGAACCGGATATTGTGTCTTTCTAAATTTATTGTGAAAGATACCGGCTTTGTACGGTCAGAAAACTCGGTACCGGAAATGTCTCAAGTTATCGAGGATAGTCAGTTGTTTAATATTACTTGTGGTATCGAACCGCAATATAATGATATATCAGGTAAGAAAATCCCGGAAGAAGAGACTTACTCTATTACAGTAGGTATCAATCCATCCAATATTGGTCAATGTACCGTAACTGCTACAGGAGATTATATTGGAATATTGCCATCTTCTGACGGTTCCACCTATATTATTACGGCTGTTTCCGGAGGAACTGTAACCGTTAGCATATTGGCAGAAACAGGTTATATAGTATCACAACTGAATGTAGATAAAGTTTCACAAGGTGCTGTTGATAGTTATACGTTTGAGAATATAGACTCTGACCATACCATGTATGTATGGATGGAGGAGGAGATTATCCAAACAGATACAGATTTCCTCATCCGCAGTGACAAGCCATCTGTTTATTATTCCGGACTCGGTGAATGTATTGCCGCAATTAAAGAGGATTATCCGGATAAGCTCACACAGGATATTATGATTTCCTGTGTAAAAAAAGCTACGGAAATCCGCGGGTCAGAATATAATTCGGTCTTTGGTATATGGACCTCCCGTCTTGTAGATTGGAATAAGGACAGCCTTTATACTCTGACCATCAACGGAAACAATCAATATACAATAAACTGCAAGTGGCTTGGTGGCCTTCTTTTTGAAAATGTGGATAATGTTTTCATTAAAGGAATATCTATGCTTAATTATTGTAATTTCTCAGGACAAAGTACGCCAGATGAAATATCGGCAATCATGGTACGCAGCAATGATGATACCGATAAGGTCAAGAATGTCGCTATTCATAATTGCAAGTTTAATGGATATTATGTCAATAATTCCGGGGATCAGGTACATACCTGGTATTGTTTACGCTTTAAAAATGCGGCAAATGTTATAATTGATTCCTGTAATTTTGATAAGGCGGCGGCTGTTGCTATATATATGAACGGAATTGAAACAACTGAAATAACACGTTCATATCTGCAAGGTGACTATTATATTGATGCGGCCGGTGTCGGTCATTCTACTGTGTTATCTATTGCTGGGAATAATGCTTATTTGAAATTGGCAGATAATACTATTGACGGCACAGGTATGATAG